TGGTATTCCCATTTCTTTATAATTTATTAGTTATCAAAGATATTAATTTATATCTAATGTTATTGTTATGAAACCAAGAAAGAGAACATATGATGTATAATCAAATTTCTCATCAGGGTGTAGGACTTCCCATCCTATTGCTAGTCTATCGTGTGGCCAATGAAATGATATTTCTAATTGCCAATCCATTATCCCTGTCCTTTATTTAATTTCTTGTATAGTTTGCTAGATTTCAACTTTGATGTCTTTGCTTTTGCGTGTACACCAGGACGACTGATCGTAGGTTTTAAAATCTTTTCTGCTGTGTTGGTTTGTTTTGCCATTGGTTTTAAAATAAGTTATATTCTACAATAAATCCATATCCTGATGGATTGTTTGGTTGTACAAAGTATTGTGCTCCTAAACTAAATTTAGGAAATTCAAGTAATAATGTTCCATATAAATATGGATTAACTATAGTGGCATTTACACTTTGAACTCCTAAGTATCCATGAAGTTCAGGTTTCTTCCACCAGCCAATAGCTTTGTCTTGTATAGTGATTATTTCATCTTTTTTAGAGATGATGCTATCTTTAATTGCAATGATTGAATATAGTTCAATAGTTTGTTTTTTAAGAACATCATTCTTCTCTTGAGCAAGTGATAAGAGCTGTCTACAGATATCTCCTCTTACAAGGTCTTTAACAACTTCTCTACCAACTCTCTCATCTAATACTATCTTTTTTATTGTATCTGTTTGTGAAATACTTTTGAAGCTCACTAACAGACATAGTATCAATAATCTTAATTGTGTCATGTTGTATCTGTATTAATATTTTTTCTTTCTTAATTATAGTGCTCTCACTAACTTTTAAACTGTCAAGTTTATTCCAGTGTAGTTCTTCCTTTTGCTCAAGCACTTCAATCTCTTTTTCAAGACGTTGTTTTTCTTTTTGTAACTCACTATTCTTTCCTATTCCATAAACCAAGAACAGAATGAATAATATAATTAGGATGGTTCCTAACCATTGTTGTTTTATGAACTTACTTATATGGTACATAACTTGTTTTTCCACCTTGTTTAACAGCTTTCAAAACTTGCTTACGTTGTTTACCAGTTGATTCGTATGATACGTGTACCCAGTCAGGGTTAGAATCTGTACCAAATTCCCAAATCATTTGATCAAAGTTTAGATGTTGCTTAATGAAATCAAAAACTTGCTTATTGGTAACACCACTTGCACTACCATCCATGTCGATATCAATTGCTTCACCAGAACAATGTTGTGATGTAAGTGATCCACCTATCTTTTTGTTTAATGCAGCACTTCTATATCCACTAGATATATGAATAGGAACTTTGAAGTGTTCTCTAATAGGTTCAAATACTTTTTCAGCTAATAACTTAAAGTTTTCTAAGTGTGCTGGAGTAGGCTCATTGCTTATTCCATTTCTTTTTGCTGAATCACTTCTTGTAACTTCAGCTAATGATAAGTGTTTACTCAGTTGCATCTTGTTCTTTCTTTTGTTTGTTCATACTAAATACTTTACCTGCTGTGGCTATACCAAAACAGATCATTGTAAGAGTCATAAATCCATCAAAGATAAATTGTTTGATGATTAACTCTTTGCCCCATATCCCTGTAACTACATCTACTAACAATGTAAATACCATTGCAAAAAATGAAATGACACCAACAAATGCTTTCTCATCTATTGAATTGTCATCACTTACTAATTCTTTAAAAAATCCCATTTACCTATTTCTTTTTAGTGGTTGTACGTTTAACTGGTTTCTTTGTTCTTGGTTTTCTTACAGGTTTAGCTGCTTCTCTTTTTGTTTTTATAAAATCATATATCAATGTACCTAATAAGATAAAAGATAACGATAACACTCCTATCATGAAGTTTGAAAATGTATACATTGTAACCTTCATATCATCTGCTAACTTTTCTCCTTCTGTAGATTGTAAATCAATTAGTAGGTTAATGTTATCCATGATTGGTGTTATCTTCTTTTCTATAACACCTGATTTAATTATAGAGTCTACTTCTTCTAAGTTCCTATTGTTCTCAACATCTTCTATAATGTCTTCTATAATAGCATCAACTTCTTTTGTATCCTCGTTTACTTTATCAATAATTTTCTGTTCTTCAGGAACCATTTCAGTAGCAATGTATGCTGACCACACACTGTCTCTTGATTTTTTCCAATCTTTTATATAATCAAGATTTTCTTTTAACTTGTCAACTGAAAATTCTTTATTTACAAAGTTTGCTTCTATAGGTGTACCATAGTAATCAAAAGCTCTTGATAGCCATGGTTGAGGTTTTAATCTATCTTCTATGATAGCTCGTGCGTTTTCTGATATCTTCACTTCAATCCATTTACCATAGATTGCAACTGATAACATAATTAGAGTTAGTGCTATTAATGAAGTATTCTTATTCATTACTTTATAGGTTTTTTTCTTACAGGTTTTTTAGTTGATGTAACTTTACCTTTCTTAGCATTGGCTATAAACTTTGCAGGATCTTCAGAGAACGCACCAGATATTTTTGTTATACCTTTTAATAGTTCTGGTGAGTTTAATCCAACAAGTCCATATGTCACTGCTTTAATCATTGAATTAATTTCGAACTGTTCTAATATGAACCAAGAGATGCTAGATGCAATCATTGCAGCAGATATGTTCTTGATTATTGTATTCATGGCATTCTCTTCTTCAGATACAGCCAGTCTTGCTATCATTCCTGCAGCACCAATTAACGTAACAATCCATCCTCCTTTTAAAAATTTTGGAATAAATCCTTCTAGACTATCCATAATATATTATTTAGGATTGGCTATGTCATCTACATCATGGGAGATTTCTTTTGCTCTGTTGATTGTTCTTTTTAAAATCTGCCAGATATTAATCTTAAGAGCAGCTTCTACATTCTCTTTAATTGATGTAAGCTCTACTAGAATAAGAAGAACACATGCAACTTTTGTAGAAAAGAATTGAACTGAAACAATGTTCAGCAACAGTTCGTTCAATAAAAATTTATCAATTGGATAGAGGAGAATGATTGACACCTCATAAAGAACCAGTTTGCTTATTATATTTGACAACTTTCTACTACGAATGGATCTCCATCCATTCAATTTAACTGATTTATAAATACCTGTGAATGTGTCTAGCATGATTGCTATACCTACGACCATAACTAACTGTTGAATTGGCGCAAAGAATAAGAGTAAGGCTGCTAGTAATTGTAAAAGAAATGTTCTCATTTAAGAATGATGTTATAGTTTGTAACTAGTTTTCCACTCTCTCCCTTGATAAAAACGATTAATTTGTAGTAAGCAAATGTAACAATTTATATATATTATATGGCATCTAAGATGTAAATAAATGCCATAATATAGCTATTACTGTCTTCTTGATTCTGCACTCACTCTGATGCCCATTTCTTTAGCAAGTTCAGGATAAAGGTAAGGAAGTATCTCAGTTTGAAATTGAGAAATTCCAGGAATCATTGCAAAGAAATACTTCATTGGATATGCTTTGTCAGGATCTTCCATCTCTTTACCTATTGCATTAAAGATTCTCATTGCTTTTGTAATTATATTCAATGATGGAAGTACAGAACCTTTAGTCATACCTTCAAAAGATACAGGGTTATAATAGAATGTAATCTCATCAGAAATTTTATGCAATCCTCTAGCAGCTAATTTATATAAATTTTTTGTTTGATCATCAGCATCTTCAGGTGGTTCAGCAGCAGCAGCTGCAAACATCATTGCAGCAACAATTAATAAAAGTTTTAACTCTTTCATTTCATTAGTTAATTCTTTTCTTACAAGATCATAAAACTCCTCAGTGGTTATCTCAAGAACCTGGCCAGTTTTTTTATAGTAATCATCTTTTTTTGCTTCAAGCATTTCATCTAAGATTCGTAAACCTTCATCAGTACCATTGATGATCTCACGCATCTTCAAAAGATTTCTTGTTCCTAATTGATTCCAAGTTTTAAAGAAAAGTCTAACTCTACCATATTCCCATTCATCAAGTTCAACATTTTTAGTAATGTCCATTCCACGTTCAGAAACTAATTTAGGAATCCATGTCTTAAACATCATAAATGATGAAATGATTGTATCTCTTCTGTAGCCAGCTTTGTTGTCTTCATTCATTTGACCATTAAGCTTTCTACCATACTCAATAACTGTAGTTCTATACTTAGCTAATTCTTCATCAGTAACTCCAGGAATAACAAGTTTATCATTTTCAATCTTAGCAACCTTAGCTAAAGAAGAAGATTCTTTAAGTTCTTGAACTCTTTCTTCAAATGTTTTTTCAAGTTCCTTTCTTGCTGATTCAGAAAGATCATATTTAGCTGCTCTATCTTGAGCTTTTATAAATTGTCTAATGTTTACAATCTTTCCATTTACAACCATTGAGTTGTCATTAAAACTCATTGCATTAGCAAATTGTAATTTCTTCTCACCAAATGAGTTAGTTATCATCATTGTGTCAGAGAATGTCCATGTACCTAACCATTTAGCATACTGACCTTTCTCCCATGTAGCTCTTCTTGCTTCTTCTGTAACAATGTCATCATTCAATGGAACAATTAAATCTAATAAACCTTTCTCAATAGTTGACAATCCTTTACCAAAAGGTAAACTAATTTTTCCATTGTTTTTCTCAAACTCTCTAAAGCGATACATTCCTCCAGCATTGATGTAAGATTGGAACTGACCACCTGCCCAGTTTGCAAGTCCAATAAGAGGTTTAAGACCAACAGCAAGAGCTCTAGTTAATGTATCAAGATTCTTAAGTCCTTTCTTAATGTTAACTGCTTTCTTTGATTTGTCTTCTTCTGTTTTACCAAGCTTCTCTCCAACTTTACCAATTCCAATATTTCCTAAAGATCCTAAGTCTTCTGTTAATTTGTATAGTCCATCATCGATGATTGTTTCTAATACAATAGCATTTCTATTTTCTGCTTCATTTACCTTTGGACCTTGTTCATCAAATATGATTCTACCTTCTTGATCTTTCATTAATGAACCTTTTGCTTTTTCAACAGCAAGAAGTGTCTGCATAGTTTCTTCCATGTTTGCAGACTTCTCATACTCCAATAATGATTTAATCCACATAGCTCCCACTTTATTAAGATCTGTAGATAGCTGACTTACATCTTTGTCTGTTTTGGTAAAGTATTTAGGAATTTCTTTTCTAACCTTTCCTGTCTCAGGATCAATCTTAGAAAGATTTTGTTCTTCGTTAATTCTTGTTTGATAAAGATCTTTCCAAAAACTCTCACTTGCTTGACCTAAGAAGTCTTTATTTTTTGCAAACTTCTGAATTGTAGTAGCTTCTATTAATGGGAAGAAGGAAGTTTCTTTTTCTGAAATATATCCAAGCAACTTAGCTTTATTATTAAGTGCAGTGAAATATTGCCACATGTCATATGCAGGCTTGTTTTTAATAAGTTCTCTAAACTCATTAGAATATAACTTGTCTTCTTTTAATGTTTGATTAACTAGTTTTTTGAACTCGTATCTATTGAATCCATTAAATGAATCTCTGTTTATATCAAGGGAGTCTTTTAGTTTACTTATTCTGAATTCTCTTATACGTACATCTTCTTCTTCTTCAGATGAATAAGTTGTATCGTTTATAACTTGTATTCCTTTATTAATTTCTTCTTTTGCTAATCTGTTATATTTATCAACGTTTATGTTTCTTAAGAAGAAATCAACGTCTTTTTTCTCAGAAGCTTCTTTAAGTTGAGCCCAAAATTTAGGATCAATTTTATTAATAAGTTTTAATCCTGATGGGGTTATTCTTCCTATAAAATCAAATGCGTTCTTACCTTGTTTACTAGCTTCTTTTTCTAATGGTTCAAGTAATTGTTGAAACTCTGTATAGTTTTGTTTAAACTTAATGTTTACAAGACTCTTTGCATTCATCAATAAGTTAGAAGCAAGTTTTATAATTCTTGCATTGAGTTTAGTTCCCTCAGCCCAAGTCTTAGCAAAACCACTTATCTCAGCTTCAGCTTGTAACTTTTTATTCCCTAATTCATCTTCAGTGTAGGGCATATCAAATCCTTCTTTCTCTCCTAACTGAATAGCATATTCTGTTTGAAGTTGAAGAATTTTCTTAAGCATCCTTTCTGTACTTTTACTTAAGTGTTCTAATTCAAGAAGTGTCTTTTTGTTTTCAGCAGTCATTCCTTCTCTTGGATATTGAGAAAGAAACACCTGATCTAATGCTCTAAATTTCTCAGCACTTTTTGAATATTCTAATAAGTCTGCAAGTTTTTTCTTAATTTCATCTTTTGATAATGTAGAATAATCTAAATTCTCAAATGAATCTACTGTCTTCTTTGCACTCTTCAAGAATGTTTCACCCACTGCTTGCAATGGTGCAAAGTTTAACTTGATATGTAAGTTACGAATAGCCTTACTAAGTTCATTAAGTTGTTCTGTTCTAGCAATCTTTTGCTCAACAGAAGTAATTTTTATTTTGGATATTTTTTCCCAGTGCTCTCTTAAAGATTTAACAAGAGCATCTACTCCTGAATTACCTGTTGATTCAGCAGCTGAAGGAACAGGAAGTAAGTATAAGTTTGTCTCTGTTAATGAATCAAGTTTTCCTATTTCAATAGCTGTAGGAATAAGACCAGACTTTCTATCATTAACTATAGCATAATCATAGTTTACTATAAATGGAACCATTCTAGCTTTACCTATCTGATCTCTTTTAACACCAAGGTTGTAATCAATCTGAGTGTATTCACCCATCTGAGGAATCCATTCTTTTTGTTTAAACCATGGAATATCTTCTTCTGTTGTTTTGTTTATACTTGTAAACTTCCAGTCAAGTGTATCAACTTTGAATCCTTGTGTGTTGTCTTTTTTAGTTACAGGATAGATAGCCTTGAAATCCACAGTGGAAGCTAGCATGTCTTTAACTTTAGTGTTTACCACTTCCTTCTCTACAAGGAATCTAGTTCCTTCTGGATATGAGTCTATAAGTTCTTTTGCAAATCTTCTTAATTGAATTTGTATTTCTGGACTTAATGTTGACGATATAGATTCTGTTCCAGAAGGTTTTCTTTTGTAACCATCTTTATCTATTAAGTTTGTAAGAAAATGTTGTTCTAAAAATCTATGTCCTTCAGATCCCCAGTCTTTCTTTTGGTCATCTTCTATTTTTTGAGCAGGAGTTCTTTCAAAAATTTTATTGAATTTTCCTTTTACTTTCTCTGTAACAGTTTGACCTACTCTATTACCTTCATAAGTATAGTGTCGTTTGTCTATAACATTACCATCTTTATCTAAAACTTCAGGAAAAGGTCCTTTAATCTTATTAGCAGTTTCAATATATGCATTGTATAGATCATCTATTTGTTTTTTGACATCATCAGATAAGTTAAAAAATACTCCTCCTTCTTGTATGTCAGCAACTGTACCATCTACTTGAGCAGTTGCAATTTGTTGTGCAGCTGTTTCAAAAATGTCAATGTTAGATTTACCATAGATACCTCTGATGTAATCAAGAATAGTATTCCAAAATTCTTGAATCATGTTTCTATTTTCTTCTTCCATTAACTCAGGAAACTCTGTAGAGCCTTCTGATTGTTTAACTATAAGTTCAGTTATTAATTTATCAACAGCCTCTTTCTTAATCTTACGAATGTCTGGTTTACCATTAGATAGTTGGTATTCTTTTCTCTTACCATACTTGTCCAAAACTTCTTTATATATCTTGAATCTATCAATCTTACTGATAAGAGCTGTAATAAATTTTGGATTGGTTTGTTCAAGAATAGCTGTAGCAATGTGCACAATCTCTTCTGTTGTAGCAACGCTTTCCATTCCTTGTGCCACTGCAATTGTTCCTTTGATAAGATCAGCAAGACCATTTACACCTTTTACATTTATGTCTGGATTAGCTTTAGCATACTCCTCAAGAGATTGGAAGTCTATGCCCATCTTCTGAGCAGCAGCTTTCATAATAGCTAATGTCTCAGCAGAAGATTTAGATACAGGCATTTCATCCTCTTGATAGAAGATACCTTTAGAGTTATCAATTTTTTTAAATGCTTCTTTATTTGGAATAGCTCTGCTGTTCTCTTCTGAAAAAAGTTTACCCTTAATATCAAAACGTTCTTGAGCATCTTTACTCCATTGATTATTTAAGTTGTTAAACTTATTATAATCAATAATATTTAAAAATTTATCAATAGCACCCTTAGTTCTTAAGGATGCTTTTGTTGATGCTTCTGAAGTTCTAAACTTTTTTTTGTCGTTACAACTCATGGTTTATTTATTAAAAAGGATTGCATGTATCATTGTTGTCTTCTTCTTCCCAAGATTCTTCTTGTTCTTCAATTACTGGTTGAGCTACTGGCTGATTACCAAACACTGATGCAATTTCTTCATCACTCACTTCACCTGATGCAATCTGATTACCTTGAGCATCTGTTATTCTTTCTACTTTCTCAAAATCATTGTCTAGCACTGATGGTCGAATATCATCATAGAACTCTTGAGCTCTGAATGAATCTCCCCAAGCATTGATTGCTTTGTATATGTATTTCATATACACAACAGGTTTTCCTTGTTTGTCAGTTTTTTCATCAATTTGCATTAAAGGAATTGGATTATTCTTATCATCTTTTGTGTACACTTTTTGCAATAACACTTTCTTGATATGAGAACGATCTCCTGCTTTTGCTCTTTTGAGTTGTTCTGCGTATGGAATATCATCAGTCCAACTGTATGAAACAAATTCACTCCTTCCTTCAGATGAGAATGCGCTGATTGCTACAAGCTTTGGAAGTTTTCCCTCTCTCACTGCATTCTTCAAGTTTTCATTCAAGTATGAAGTATTAGGATCATAGAATGTTGCAAACCCTGAATAGAAATCTTCACCCATTTTCATCTTAGCTTTCATGAATGGTATGATGTCTGAGTTGTTCCAATTGTTTCTTTCAAACACATGTAATTTTTGGAAGTCAGCTAAGTTAGGCATATTTTCTAAATTGGACAATGTATTATTGTACACTGCTTTGAAATCTTCGTATGGAAGTAAGTTGGTGAAAGCAATAGGAGAGTTAGTAAGTCCTGACTGCAATACAGCAAGTCTTACAAGTTTTCCATAAAGATCTTTACCTTCACTACCTAAATACTTTTTAAGTTCACTGAATCCATATATGATGAGGTTTTGATCATACACTTTGTTATCTCTTCCTGCAATGTAAAGGTTATTAACTTTACCCTCTCTAGCACCAGCCTCCATCTTAATGGAATTAAGAATGATGTTATTGTACAATGGGTGTAAAGGATTTCCTGTCATACCTTTTGATTCATTTCCTAATATGGAATCTCTGAGGTTTATGATTTGTTGAGCAGTATTTTCTCTTGTGTCACTTCCTAATAATATATTGGCAACATTGATGTTAACTGTATCATTAGTTTGCATAGCCCAGTCAAAAAGATCATTAACAGCTTTCTGAGACACTTTAACAAAGTCTCTGTCACTTAATCCTACATAAGGAGTGAGGACATCTTCCATCACTTTTCTTACATTAGGTTTATCAGAAATAAGAATCTCTGCAAATGCATCTCTGAAATCATAAATAAGATCTTTCAAAGGACCAATAAATGATTTGTCTAACAACTTATCTACAGAAGAGATGATTGTTTTACGAGCTTTTTCCAATTGCAATCTTTTCTTAAACACTAAGTATGGATCATTGATTGTGGCTGTATCAAAGTTAGAACCTTGTGTTACATCAAACAATTGAGAAGACATCTTAGCATACTTGATAAACTCTTTCAATATATATTGTTGTTGAGCTTTTTGGAAATCATCCATTTTATCCTTTGCTCCTACTTGATTAAATTTAATTGTTTTAAATAAATCTTCTTCAGCAGGAATTCCTGTAATTTCTATTTCTTTACTAGGAGAATATTCATCTAGTTTCTCTTGTATAATAGAATCAATGAATAACCAAGAGTACCCTTTGTTCTCAACAGAACGTAAGTAATCTTTAATGATTGGTTGATTCATGAAGTATCCTACAGTTTTAATAGGCACACCCACTTTGGCTAAGAACAACCATGTAGAAGCTACGTTAGGAGTGGCTCCAAGCTCCATGATCCATGCACCTTTAGAGATATCCACATATCCATCAATAAACATCCCTATGATATCTGATATAGTTTCTCCAGCTTTATTCTTAATCATAGATAGATTTGGTTTCAATCTACCATCTATTAATATAGTGTTGTATTCTTTGAAGTTAATGTTAGGGTTTGTAGAATAAGTGGTTGATTTTGGATCACCACCTAAAATTTCTCTATCCACTCCATCCACTTGACTTAATCTATCTATATCAACATACATTGCTGAACGTTGATTTTGAGCATGGTTAGTTTGACCTACAGCAGCAATACCAATTGCATACTTACCAGATACAAATGATTGACGTAACGTGGACATGAACTTTCTATTCAACATGTTACCAACAGATGAATAGTCAACTTCAGGTATTCCAAGTTCTTTATTGATTTCTTTTGTAAGGTCTTTTAATTCTTTTGCAGAGTTAGGTTTAATAAGACTGTCAAAGTTTGAAGGATGCTCAACAAGATCTTGTAAAGATTGAATGTATTCGTTCTCTAATACTTTCTTGTATATACCATCTATGAAGTCTTGTTTATTTAACTCTTTCTTATTGATCTTTTCTTGTCGATCCATAAGACGTTGTTCAGCATCAACATCTAATTCATCTTCTTTAGATAGTTTAGCAAGTTGTCTTAGTACATATTGTTGTTCGCTATCTATTAACTTGTCAAATAAGTTAGAGTAGTATTCAATAGTTTGTTCTTTAGTTCCTTTTCTTTCGATCAATCTTATTTCTCCATTCTCATCAGTGATAACATTTTTCAAATAGATTGAAAGTTTATCAATATCAAAGTCAGATCCCACTTTCTTAACAAGAGCAGATGGAACTACAACAGAATCTTTAAAATCAGCAGGAAGGAATCCTTTGATAATGAAACTATCAATAGAGTTTTGTTTCTGTGTAGGAATACGATAACCTAGTCCTGATAATATCTTTTGACCTTCATCTGTATTATTCAAATAGTTAAGAAGTTCTTTGTCAGACATAGAGCTTTCAAACCATCTAGGGAGCATGATTTCACACACGTTGATTTTCTTACCATCTTTAGATTTAGAATAAAACTTAAGAGAGTCTGATTGGTATGCTAATGTTTCTGTACCATCTTCTTTAACGATTCGTTTGGCTTCTTTTCTAGTTCCTTCAAATAATGTAGAAGGAATTTGAACTTTCAATCCACCTGATATCTTAGGACGTACAACATTCTTGTCAGCAATAGAATAAAGAATGTTTCTGATTTGTTGATATGCAGGAGTGGCTTCAAGAACTACACTACCTTTTTCAAATCCTGCAAGAGCAGCAGTGATGTTATCATTTACTTCTCTTTTTAGAATCTCATCTTTTAATACATTTATTAATTTCTTTGGATCTGCTAAAACAAAACCTTTGTTATTTTTAGAGATACCAAGTTTTTTAAGAAGTGATTTAAACCCTTCCTCAGTTTTTTCTTGTAATAAGTTTTGATTGTTTTTAATCATTCTGTATACCTCAGACTGTGCCATTCTCTCATTCTCATCAGTGATTGCTTCCCATTTAACAAAACGATCATTGAAGTCTTTATTCTGAGAATCAAAATCAATTGGCACACCAGCTTCTAAGAAGTCCATGGTTACAAGTTTTGTAATCTGAGAACCCTGTGTTACTGATGGAGTGTCTTTAGAAGGAACTTCAGATTGTACTCCCATTATACTGAATGGTATATTGTTTACTTCTGCAAATGGTGTAGTATTGAAACTACCATTAGTATTGTATAAAGGTGTAGTGATACCAGCTCCAACTTTTCTACCTGACTTGTAAACAGCATAATCTACTTTATCTGATGCCATTTTCTCATAGAACTTCATTGCATTTGAATTAGGATTCATCTCATGAAGAATTCTAAATGAAAGAGGAACCAATGCAAACTTGTCTAATACGATATCATTATAGTTTTTGCCATCAGCTTTACTTCCAGATACAATAGGTTTAATAGGAGTGTATACACTAGCTACACCAGGATTCTTTCCTACAATTCTAACATTGCCTTCTTTGTCTGTAATTTCTTTAAGTTCAAATTTCTTTTCTTCAGGACTTAAATCAATTCCTTTAACAAATTTTTCATAAGCAATATCATATCTGTATTGTGCTTCTTTAGAACTATTCCATTCTCCTGAACGAAGAGCAAATATGCGATAGGCTTTCAATGAAATATAACCACCACCATCTGTTTCTTCATATGGTTCATCATATCCTGGAAGATCATTTGTTGAGAATACGTCAGAGATGACTGTAGATCTGAAATAATCTTTCATCATGTCTGTATATCCTATATCTTTTGAATTATAACCTTTGTTATACTTATCATTGAATGAAACATTTATTCTTGTAGATCCATACACAAGTGCTTGTCTAGGTGAGTTGAAGTTTTTGATACGTTTCAACTCATCAGAATATTGATAAGGATCTGAGTAGATAAGTTTGTGCATCTCAATATTAGCAATCATGTAATTTACAGAAAGTATCTTGAGTTTTTTATTAAGAATATCTTGTGTCAATCCTCTTTGATTAAGTGACAATCCTTTAGCAGTTAATCCTTCTTCTTTAGTTGAAGTGATTACACCAAAGTTTTTCAATAATCCTTCTGTATCTTTTGCTTGTGTTTCAACAAATTGTTTTACAGCAGCATTGATATCATTTTTATTGGCATTATAAATTTCTAGTGGTGTCTTCTTAAGATTTCCTTTTATGATTTTATCATGCAAACTGTTTCCTAAGATAGCTTTGAAGAAACGTAAATCTTGTGAATTTTTATTTCCAACAACTTTTCTTCCATCTCTTGATAATAAAACCTCAGAGATAAAGTAGTTCTTGAATATATCTAAATAGTCTCCACTTGAGAAAGATGCCTCAGTTACAAAAGGTGTTTGTGAATTATGCATCTTGATAGCATGTTCAATAGAAGCATCTCCAGGAACTAAGTTCAAATAGATTCCATCAAGATTCAAGTTGATCTCTTGTACAAGTCTTTGTTTAAATGTAAGTTTTGATGATTCTTTTTTCTTACCTGTTTCTTGGTCAACTGTACCATCAATGAATACAGGTTTCATAAACTGTTCTGTATTCTTTTTACGTCCACCATCTCCATCTGGATCAAGATCAAACATTCTTTGTAGCATCACACTACTATCTTTTGTAAAGACATCTGTCAATAAATGTTTGAATGACGAATATCCTCTTTCAACATCATTTAAATCATTGATGTTTTCTAGTTTGGAAAGAACATCGTATAACGTACTAATTGCACTAACCCCTACATATGATTGTGTACGTTCACCATTCAGGTTAAAGTAAGTTGTCTCAAATGAAGTGTTCTCAAGAACAGCTTTAACTAATCCTAATTCAAACAAACGTCCATCAATGTCTAACGTTTTTGAAGTGATAGAAGAAATATCTTTTACAGCAATTAAACTGTCACGAAGTCCTTCAACAGCTTCTGTAAACATTTTACGTTTGTCTGGTGTTAATTTAGTTTTACTTTCTAAATCTGCAACTTTAAAATTGATTCCTAAATTATTTAAGAATGTAACATAGCTAGACATATCAGAAGGATTAAGTCTTCTGTTAGTTAGCATTGATGTAGGATTATATTTTAATGTTTGTCTGTTGTAAGAAATGTATGGAGATTTGTCACCTCTAATTCTTTCAGAGATACCACCCATCATCTCACGAGCAGCTTGTTTAGCTGCTGATGTAAGAGTTGAATCACTAACTACAATCTCTCCTGAAGGAAGAACAAACACTGTTACAACATCTGCATTTTGTTTCTTAACAGCTTTCCAGAAAGCACTCATTAACTGTAAGTTATAATCTTCAAGATTATTAAAGTTAATAGCTTCTCCTAAAGGACTGTTTGTAATACGTGTATATAATTTTGCATAGTTAGAGTTTCCTTTTGCAAGAACTCTAAGTCTTTCAAACATGTCATCAATGTTCACAGAGCTATGTAGTTTATCTACAAGGGTAGCATAAACTTCATCTGCAGGCATTAATATCATACCTCCTACAGAAGAACGTTGTGGAATAGGATTAGCGTAATTGTTATTGTATTCCATTTTAGGAAGTGTAGCCAATAAAAGTTTAATTACACTATTTGCTTTTCTGAAAGAATCAATCTTTCTAGCATCCATATAATCTGCTTTACCAGAATTGTTCTCATCAGTTACATTTACATCATCATTCTCATCAAACTCGATAGAGAAAGTTTTCAAATGCTCTTGATGTTTTTCAATTATCTGATTCCATTCTGATTTAATATCTTCAAATAATGTTGCAAGATTGTTTATATCACGAGTGGCTGTTGCAACATCTAATTCACCTTTGTTGATAGATTGAACAAGTAGGTCTCTCTTGAACTTAATAAGATTCAATACTTCTTTTCTAAGTCTTGTATATAACTCTTGTTTGTTTTCTTTCTGTACGTTAAATATATTTCCTTTATTTTCAACAATATTGGAAAGTGTACTGTATGTCATGTGTTGAATAATATCATGTGCTTGAGCACTTGGTATTTTCTCCAATCTAAATTCTGATGTTTCATCAGCAGCAACGTCATCAATATCAATCACTCCTACTTTAGCATAAGCAAGTTTACTTTCGTAAGGATTGTATTTTGCAAAGTACCCATCACCTATCTTATTAAATAACTCTTGTGTATTCTTCTGAGCATTCTTTCCTGTAAAGAAAGATTTAATAAACTCAATCAGTTCAGAGAATAGTCTACCAATTAAACCTTTAGATGCGACAGGTTTTCCTAACTTATCTTGAAGAACAGCATCTCTAAATTGTTCAGCAAGTTCTTCTTTGATTTGTTGGTTTGTTGCATTTTTATATTCAATAAGTTCTCCTGTGAATCTATCTTGATAACTTCCTTCTCTGTTTCTAAACTCATCAATAATCAATTGTTTCTCAGCAGGACCAGCAAACATTTTCCATACAGCTTCAAACACCTCGTGATAAGCAGTACCCACCTCAGCATTTTCATATACATAAACAGCACCATTGTGAAGCATACCCCAAGCTTGTCTTCCATTAGTAGCTTGAATCATGTTCTTCACTCTATAGAATGGAACATTAGGAAGCATTTTTGCATAATCTTTTTCTAGACTAGTCCAGTCTTCTTGTTGAAACTCTTCAGCTTCTTGTACAAGTTTTAAACGAAACGTTTCATCTGTTCTTCCTGTAGATGGTGTATTAAAGTCTTCTGAGTCATCTTCAATTTCTTCAATTTCTTCAGCTTCTTGAACTTCTTCTGTATCAGAAGTCTGAACTGTAGGAGTTTCAGTAGGAGCACTATCTTGTATAGCAGGTTGAACAGGAACAAGCTTTTGTGTTATCTGTGGAGTTATATCTTTAAAGATAGTTTGTATAACAATACCCACTGCCTTTGGAAACAATACAGCATCTGTTGTTTCTGATGCTGGAAGTTCTCTATCAATTGCAGAATTCAACAAGTCTCCTTTGATACTGAAAATAGCATCTTCGTTACTTGGATCTGTTATATCTATTAATTTTTCTGCCTTAAGAGATTGTATAACATTAGCAGGTAATATTACATTATCTTTAATTAATTCCAAATGATTAGGAATAGTTTTTAAGAAATCAACAATACCTTCTAAGTTTGCTTTAAACTTAACAGGTCCTGCACCTCGTCCAAATACTTTAATATTTTCAGCTTGGCCATTTAAATTATAAGTGGTTGGTGAAGGTTGTACAGTTGGTTGTACAGGAGCAGGAGTAGAAACTGGTTGTGCTGGTTGTGCTGCTTGCGCAGGTTGAGCTTGTTGAACTGGAGCTACTTTCTGTACAGGTTGTTGTACAGGTTGTTCCATTACAACAGGAGCACTAGGTTTTACATAATCATCAACTGTAGAGTCAAGTGTAAAATAAATACCAGTTCTGTTTACAGGATTAGATTCTGTAACAGGTTTATATTGTGTAGCCAAAGGAAGATCTTTACCTTCTCTAGTGATAGTTAGTTCTCCATTTTCGTTTGGAGCTTTATCAGACAATAAATATGTTTGATAGTTTGGCCATCTTTGATATATAGGATTTCCTTGTTTATCAATTCCTGTTATTTCGAAATAAGGATTATTAAAATTGTCTCCTTTGAGTTTTGAGTTATTTGTGTTATTGTACAATTGTTTCAACAAACCAACAATTTCTGCTCTTGTACTTGGGCTCCCTAGTTCAGAAGGAGTGAAGTTGAACATTTGTTTAGAATCTTTTGTCAATCCTGTAATAAATAATTTTGTTACAGGTTTACCATCTTCAGTTACTGTCTCAAACCAAACATTGTTATATCCAAATGGTTTTGGTTTTCCATCAGGATAATGAGCAAATCCCCAATAAATTGTTGATTTTAACCATTCAAACAATTCATTAGATCTTTCTTTTAATTCACCATCCTCAAGAGCATTTTTAGAAACTTGAAGAATTACATCATATATTGTATTTGCTTCTTTATCGTTAAACTTTCTATTGAATAGTTTAGCCATACCAACTCCTGGTACTTTTAAAAACACTCTACCTTTTGGTGTATTGAAAGCTACAGATCCTTCTTTGATAGTATCATTTGTTACTGCTACTTGAATTACTGGTTCCTTTCTTAGTGTTGAATTTGTAACTAGTCCTGCAGCTTGTGCTGAAGTTCTTGCTCCTTTGTCAACTGTTTCATTTCCTGCTACATCTCTAACAGTGACAAGTTTTGGTGAACCAAACGAAGGAGTGAATGCTTGAGGCTCTCCTAACACTGCTTGTGATAGTTGCCCTGTTCTCCATTGTTTGTATTGTTGTGTAAATGATGTTACAATATTTTCAGGAGTACCTTCTCTAAACATTGATTGTTTCTTACCATCATATTCTCCTGTAAGAGTTTCAGCTGGAAACACTTGATAGATGGCATTATCAATCTTATTAGCACCTTCAGCTAAAGGTTGACCATCTTGACCTACAACACTATGTGCACCATTACCATTATCTTGAACCATCACCATATAGATGATTTCATTTCTGGCTGTATCTTTTCTAGTGCCTTCAGCAATATCTTTCAAGAAACTTTCTGTAAGTCCAGGGATAATTTGATCTTCTGTCTTAGCTGTAACAATCATCGCTTTCAATCGATTCTTGTTAGTGAATGTTTGGAATTTATTACCAAAGTAATTAGCTCTAGCTTGATGAGGAATATTGTCATCAGCAGCAGGTCTTGAACCTCCCACTACATCATATTCATTTTTCTTACTTACTGGTTCGTATTGTTTTGTTCCAAAGAAGTTTTGCACATCAGTTGTCAGTGTTGCAAACAACTGTTGTGTTAGTTTTGGATTATTCTTTAAGAAATCTTCTTGGATTTTTTGTTGTTTGTACTTCTCAGCAACTTGTTCAAATTTGTCAAGAATTAAACCTTTGGCTGTTATCTCATTGTTTAAATCTTTGAGCTGACCAACCATTATGTCAATGTGCTCTTTCAAATCCTCAATACGTTTCTCATTAGGAGTGATGTCTCCATCCTCCATAACTGAAACAATATCTTCTAAGTTCTGTAACTCTTCTCTATAGTTAGGTTTTATCTTTAAGAAGTTTGGATTTTCTTTTAAGAAGTCTACCCAGTCTTGTCCCATAAGTCTAGGAACATTTGGATATCTATTTTCAAAGTCTTGAATCAATCCTGAAAGCAAACTGATTGCAGAATCAATTGCTCTTTGTACCTCATCTATTAATTTTGAGATGAAGCTAATTTGTTTAGCTGTCTTCTCTTGTAACATTTCAAGATCAAGAAGTTCATTCTCTAATTCATTTTTGAACTCATAGAAGTTTGTAGAATACTCATCAATATTACTTGCAACATCTGCAACATACTCCATGTTGTATTCTATCTCTTGAAGATCACTTTGAAGTTTTTCAACTTCTTCTTCAAGTTGAGTTTGCATTCTAGATAACTTCATAGCGTTATCCAATGCTTTCTTAGTTACTTTTTTGAAACGAATTGCTTTCTTAGAACGATTATCTACTTGAGCATTCTGTTCAATTTCTTTTTGAAGTTCAGCAAGTTCTTCAGATATAGCTTCAAATGATTTTTGTTTTTGCTCAATTAAACTCTTTGTGCTATCCTGTCTTTTAGAAAGATCATCAAATAACTCATTAAGAATTCTAAGACGCTCTTGTCTTTTTTCTGTTACACGTGGATCAGTTTTAGCATCTTCATTGAATTCTTGTTCAGCCTGTATTTGTTCAGCAGTTAGTTCACCAACAGCTTTTATTAATGGATGTTTGTAACCTTTCTTTTTTGCTAATGCATCATCAACTTGATCTCCTGTGAATTCTTCTCTTTTAACTTTACCATCTCTTGTATATACAAGTGTTAGAGTTCTGTCTTTATCGTTATATTCTAAACGACCTTTTGCAGGTGATCCATCTTTATTTTTTCTACCATAATGTTCAAACACTGTATTCCAATGTTTCATATAGTAGTTAAGCTTCTTATTAGATTGTGCTTTGTCAACCTCTACAAGGTTGTAGTCTTCAAATTCTTCTTTAGAGATATCTCTAATTCGTCCATTGGAAGTTCTAATTTTAATAGTACCATCTTCGTTCTCTCCAAGAACTGTTAGCATTGGAGCACGATAAACTTCTTTACCTTTTGCATCATACTCAACAATTCTTCCTAAGAAGTATTCTTTGTTAAGTTTAATATTTCGTATACCTGCTTTTGTAGTGATGTTTACACTAGGAACATTTTCTTGTCCTTCTATATCTTCAACAGAAGTGCCATCAGGATTAACACCTCTACCTTCAGGAAGAGCTAATAATTCTTGTGGTTCATCATCTGGAGTGTTTTCTATAAGTTCATCTTTGTAGTTCTCAGGTTTAGCAAGAATGTCATTGTACTCATTAATGAATGCTTTTCTTCTTACAGCTATCTCTGCTAAGTCATTAAGATCTTGTATCAAGTCTTGCTTAGTGTCATTATCTACATCCATGTTAGCAATTGTAGAAAGAGCAGCTTTATAACTGTCTACATCAACTGAATCATCCTCAAGAACATCTTTGATTATGTCTTGTGTAATAATGTTATTTTCTAATAAGAATCCATTTATTCCAGGAATACGTGAATCATAATCTTTGATCTTAGATGCAGCATAAACTAATCTATCAATAACATCATCAGAATAAACTCTTTGTCCATCTACAATCTTATCTCCATATTTATCATTTAGCTTAGAATATAAATTATCTACATTCTTAGCTACTGATTGTAAGTTATCAATTCGTTGTATGAAGTCTTCTCTAGTTTCATTCTCATTAACTATTCCACCTGTTACCAATTGTCTAAATCCATCAGCATCCATTGCTTGATTTTTGTAATAATCAAGTTCTTCATTCACTGATTCAATTTTTCCATATTTAGCTCTTGGCATAACATAAGAAAGAGCAAAGTCTTTCTCATAATCTTTCTCAGAAAGTAAGTCGTTATTTGCAATTGCTTGTTGTCTAAGTTTTTGTGAGCCAATACCAATACCCATAAATTTGAGTTGGTCCTTCAATGCTTTATCAACATTAGTTTTATTTAATGCTGTTAAAGCTGCCTCTGTGTTTGCTTGTCTTTCTCCACCAAGACCAAACAATCCTTGCTCTGCAATCAGTCCAGATTTACCAACCCCAATTCTAGTTTTACCTTTTTCATCTTTATATGTTCCAACAAAACCAGCTTGTTGAATACCTCCTGATAAACCACCAATAAGAATGCTTTCAAGTCCTTCTTTTGATGTTAGGGTTTCAGGGATACCTTCTGTAAAAATATTACCCCAAGACTCACTTATATCTGTAAGAATTTTTTTAGAACCATTTCTATTTTTATATGCTCTTTCAAAGTAATTAGTTACACCTGTTTGAATAGCACTTTGCATACCCTCTTCAAATGCTTCTGAAGGTGCAAATAAAACTGTGGCCTTACCAGTAGCTAATGATTTCATTGTACTACCAACACCTTTTGTAATTCTACCAAAAGCTGTTTTTGGAACATTCTGAACAAACCCACCACCAAGAGTTTCTTGTTCAATCTTATTAATCAAAGCTTTATCAGCCTTTCTAGAAGATCCTAATATTTTTGGTAACTGAATATAGTTAGTTGCAGTTAATAATAATGAGTTAGCTCCCCAAGTATGCATACCTACCTTATCAGCCATCTCATTTATTTGTTCAAGACTTTCTCCTGTAGGGTCTAGACCATATACACTTTTATATTCTTCAATAGCTTTATTTCTAAAAGTGTTCATTGACTGAAGACCTTCCATAGAAGCTTCTCCAAATGTTCCCATTGCAGAAGTTAGAATTCTATCTGAGTTTTTAAGTACACTTGATACTGGAGATTTTACATATTGTTGTGCAAGAGAGTTTAATGTATTCTCAAATGCTGCATACTTTCCTAATTTAGGAGCAACAGACATTGCTTCTTCAATAGCTGTAGCAGCTTGTAATCCTTTACCTGCTTGAACAAGTTTACTTGTTAAACCTATTCCACGCAACACACTTCCCCAAGCAACTCCACCTGCAAGAGCACCTACAGAATATCCTAAGTTCTTTAAAACTTTATCAGACCAAAAGTTTACAGTTAAAATGTTATCAGGAGAATACCATGAGGCATCTTGTTCTTGATGTGTGTAATAGTTAGGAAGTTCATCTTCAAGATTTTTCATGATGTCATCCATCCCTCTTGTGACATCATTATCAATTAGTCCTGCCCATCTTTGATCTCTTACAGCAGTACCAATACCAGCTACTAATCCTACAGTACCAGAAACAAAAGATGTTCCTGCTACTCCTGCAAACTTAGCTGTAGCATTTCCTAACTTAGATAGTCCAGACTGTTGTTGTGCAGCCATCTCTTCATAGTCAGTACCAGGAAGAGTTTCTTTATATCTGTTGCCTTTATAAATAGAAGATAGAGGAATCTGTGCCACTCCTAATTCTTTAGGGGCTGCTAATCCTGCTCTCCATATATCATCAAAAGATCTATTGTTATTTGGCTCTCCTCCAAAAGCAGAGTTTGGAGTTGGCACATCAGGAGTTGTTGGTAGACCTTGTGCTACACCACGCAGGTTGACTATTTTTGGCTTGTTATCTGGCATTGTTTTGAAGTAAAGCTAGTTGAACAGATGTTGGATTTATTGTTGTTTTCAAACTCATGATTACATTTTGAAGATTTGTATCTCCATCTAATTCTTTAATTATAGATTTATTTGTAGATGGATCTTTTGCATATAAGTATGAATAGTATTTTCCATTGATGTATTTAATATTAGACTGAACTTCAAATCTACTATTTTGCATATTAGGAAGATCATCATTATCAAACCATGAATCTCCATTTATGTATGTACTTTTTTCCAATGGATCACCTTTTGAAGTTGATCTAAGAGGATTATTATTTATTACATTTCTAACTGTAATTACATCTTGAGGTTCGTATATACCATTAACATCTAAATTTAATCTAGCAGCTTGATCAGTAGTCACTGTCATTCCTCCTGCTCTACCATCTGGACTATATGATATAATTTCTACTGCAGGTTCACCTCTTTCATTTGTAGTCACTCTATATTCTAAAGTAAGGTCTGTCATATCCTTAACCTCCTTACTAGTAATGCTTGAATAGAAATCATCAAAGTCACCAGAAAGATTTTGATCTGCAGCTTTAAAACCACCTGCTATTACTTTTATATCAGCAAGTGTTGCTTTATCAGTTTCAGTATCTCCAGTTGCTACAGTAAATGATCTATTAGGAGACTTACCATAAGCAGCTCTTATTACATCAGCTTTCTTTTTTAGTCCTTCTTTGTATTGTTTTTTAGCAATAGTCTCACTTACTTTCCTTACACCTCCAAATAAAGCTGGCTCATTAAAAGAAAATAAATTACCCCAAAGCTGATCGTTCTCAGATAGCATTCCTAATTTAGTAGAACCTTGTCCATTGTTATATGATTGCCATGCATTAAGTAATTCTCCTTTACCTCTTTTTTGTAATCTAGCAACAGCAGCATTTGCTTCAGAACTCATAAGCTTTGCCTCTGTAGATCCACTTAATGCTTCTCTTGCTGTAGGAGATTGTGTAGCAATTGCAAGATCAAACATATCTTCTTTTGATAGATTATATGTTTTATCTTTCCACTTGATTGTTTCAGGTTTCAAATCCATATTAACTAACTCATTTGCAACTTCTCCAAGAGATTCACGAGTTCGTTTTTTTATATTGTTATCAATAGCTAATACAGCATCATATGATTTTTTTGAATTTTTATAAGCTATGTAACTATCTTTGACAGATGGTTTTGCGTTAGTTGATTTTTGATACTCTTGTGTAGCTCTATTTAACCATGTTGTTTTATATGCCTCTGGATCTTGACCAGATTTTTTAGCAGCATTGTTTATCATTAAAGAGATAGCTTTATCAGGATCCATTCCTTCATCTACTAATTTATTATATTTAGTGACATTGCTAGGAATTTTACTAAACATAGTTTCCCACATAAATGAATCTGATGCATTGGCATAATCATTTGAAGCCATTTGCATTTGTGTATCATGAAACTGAATTTCATTTCTATTTTTTTCTGCAGATTCAAAAGTTGCATCTCCACCATCACCAGCACCTCCAGCACCTCCACCAGCAGTACCTGCTTTAGGTTTACCTTTTAAGTTAGCAAGACGTTCATCTTGATCAAATTTTAATTGCCATTTAGCATCGTCAATCTGATCTCTTCCTCTTTTATATGCTTGTTCACTTGCCCATCGAGTTTGTTCGTTTCTTTCTTTCTGCATATCAAACTCAGCCTTCCATGCAGGATTATCTAATGTTTGTTGTTTAGTTTTATTCCAACCAAACATTGTTGTATACTTAGAACTTACATCATCTTTGTAAAGCATACCTTTAACTCCATCAGGATTGTCATAAGATAGTTGAGCAAGTTCATCATATGAACTACTGGTTTTGTTTATTTGAGATTGTAACTCACTTATTTGATCATCTACTTTTTCACCCATAGATTTTTTCAAATTCAAATCCATAAGTTTATCTGCATAAGCAGCCATTGTATCATCTCTTTGCAAAGATATTTTCTCTTCAAGAGCTTTAGAATCAAGTCCTCTATAATTGTATTGTCCAGAAATATTTAATTGTTGTCCAACACGAGGATCTGAAAACACTTGATCTAAAGTTGCTTTTACTTTATCTGGAAAGATTCCTTCTTTCTCTAAGCGAACCATTGTTGTACTTAGTATAGGATTTCCTTTAGCATCAACTCTAGGGTTACCAGCTGCATCAGTTTCAAAGATTTGATCATAAGAATAACCATCAGGTTTCACTGCATCAAATGTTTCTTTTGTGAATTTAAATACATCAAAGTATGGAGTGTATGAAGCATTGAATGATTTACCTATTGTAGAATCATTCAACCATTCGCCTGCTTGTTTATCAAATACGTATTTATTGTCAGGAGTTAAAGTTCCTTTCTTTTTCTCCTCTTCCATTAATGCAACTTCCTTTCTGTATTTTGCAGCAGAACCAACAGCATTTTGTACATTGGGATCACCAATAATTTGAGTTGTCATTCCTGATACAGAATTGACAAGCTGAAAGTTTGAGAAGTCTCCAGCAGCTACATATCTTAAATCATTACCTAACTTGTTTATCTTAGATTGTAGATAAGCTTTATCCACATCTCTAACAACATCTAGTCCAGCAATGTTATCAATACTTGTTTGAATCTTTTGTACACCCTCCTCATACTGTTTTTGTTTTTGTACTCCAACCTCAACCATTGCCTCAACAGGTAATTGCTGTATATAGGGATTAAAGGTTGGGGTTTTATCAGTCCATGAAGCCATAGGTCTTTATTTTTTATACACGATTTATCGTGTGATTAGCAAATGTAATATGAATAATAATACTATCCAATAGTGAGTAATAAATTTTGGTAATTCTTTATAACTAAAAAAGTTAGAGATTTCTAGCAGCTCTTACAATAGATCCATTCTTAGCAGCAAGTTTTAATTTTTTTCCATTCTTACCTGGAAGTGGTGCAAGAGGATCATCATAATCAATTACAATAGGAGAATACAATGTTGTAGTTGGAGATGTTGTTGCAGGAGTATTATTTGTAGGTATGACAGGAGTAGTTTTTGTTTGAGCAGGTGTAGTAGTTGTTCCAGCTTTTTTCTTAACTTCTGTATATCCAATTATATTTCCTTTTTCATCTTTCTGAGCAACATGTGTAATCTCTCCACCAGGACCATATATGTAAGGCATATTAAATTGTTGTGGAGCATTCATATTGATTGCTCTACCAGCATTATCATATCTGTAATTATACAAGTTTTCGTATACACCAAGAGTTCTGTTTTCAAGTTTGTTCTTACCATACTTATCAGCAATAGAATTCAATGCAGCTTGTGTAGCTTCTTTTGTATTAGAAACAGCTTGTGATTGTCTTTGGTATTGTTGATCGTATATAGCTAGGTTTTTAATTTTAGCATCATTCAATGTGTTTCTATTCTCACCATACACTTTATCTTTCATTGCTTGGTTAGCTCTAAACTCTTCACCTTTCACTTTGTTAATAGCATCATATGCATTTGATGCAATCAATGCTTGGGCTTCAGGATTACCTTGTGCCATTCTTTGAGCAGCTCTTGTTTGAGCAGTAATCTCATTCATTTGATCTTGTAATGAAATATCATATGGAGAACTAAGTTCAGGTTGATAAGTTTGAGCTTGTACAGGATCAACTAAGTTGTTACTTAAAGCATACATCTCTCCAGACAACTGTCGTGGATCAAGTCCTTCTTGATCTGTAGGTCTAAAGAATGGTAACACTTGTCCTAATATATCCACCCATTTATTTCTTTCGTAAGGAATAACTTCGTATTGGTCATCTGTAGCAACAGCAGCTGTAGTAGTTTGTGTAGTTGTAGGTGCTTTTGCTTTTGGCATAGTGACATCTCTTGCTGCTTTAATAATATAATGCATATCTCCAACTTGAGAGTTACTTGATTGCTCTTTTATAAATTTTATTTTTTCATCACGAGTTTTTTTACTAGCAAGATCTTCTTTAATCTTTTGTCCTTCAGGTCCAGGAGCACTTTCCATATACTTAATCATTTGATCAGCTCTATCTTTATCAGCAAGAGCATCATCAATAGATTTTCCCCATTGAGTTACATATAGTCCTGGATCATCCCATTCAGCAACACCTGTTTGTCCTGCAGGAGTGAAAGACCATTTCTTACCTTTTCCTTGAACTTTATATTTACCATTCTGAGCTTTCTCTAACTTGGTACCATATCTAGCTTCATTGATAGCTTCTTTATTAACTTTACCTCTTCCTTGTGCAAGACTATCAGCATCTAAATAATGTTCTTCAGATGAATCATTGATTGCGTTTTGGAAATTGGCAAGATTCATTTTATCTGTTGCATAACCTTTTAGTTTTGCATTAGCTCCTTGGATATTTGCTTTAAGTGCAGAAAGTGTAAGTTTATCAAATGAGTTGTTTACATCTAATCCATTTAACTTGTCTGTCGAACTAGCAATAACTTTATTCTCTTTAGCTTCTTGTTTAGAAATAATATCTCCAATATTCTTAAATTTCTTACCATTGTATTTATTTGATAAAGCAATAATATCTTGATCACCTGTTTGTGCTGCAATTCTTTTATCAAATTTAAGATTACCTAATACAGTTAAGTTTTTCTCACCTGTTTCAGGATCTTCCATTTCAAATGCTGGTTCATTTCTTTCCACTTCTACATCAGCATCAGCGTTCTGTGAACCATACTCAGCATAGTCTGTATATGAATCGTGTCCACCTTCACCATATTTAACACCAATACCTGTGTGACCATTACCATCAGATTCATCATGTGACTTTCCTCTGAACATAATAGTTTCACCTGTACCTGGCATGTATGGATTTTGAGAAATAGTTTCAGCATGTCCACCCCAAGTAGTTTTAACTTGTCCACCTAATGCCATAGTTTCTAATGCACTAGGGCTAGGCTGTACGTAACGACCACTAATGTGCCCACCACTTCTTAACGTATCCATAGTTTCATCTGGAGCTAATAGTTTTTTCATACTATGATCACCAAATTGTGTAATAACTTGTGGCTGCCAATCATGACTTACCCATCCACCATCTTTCATGTGAGAGGCATAACCTGCTTGTATAGCAGGAAGCTTTTGGTTAAGCATTATAGTTTGTTGATTTCTTTCTGTTTGTCTTCGTAATCTTTCTATCTCTTTTGGATTTTGATCAGCAAATCCACCAATTAATGCTCCTGCTGTTTGTCCAATAGCTGAACCAGCTGGTCCAAATATACTACCAACAGCTCCACCTACAGATCCACCAATAGCCCCACCTGCATTGTTACCTGTTACAGCATTTGCTAAATTGCCACCAATTTGACCATATTGTCCCAAAGAACTACCAGCACCAGAAGCACCATCAACACCAGAGAATCCACTTCCTCCACCATTTATTGTATTTAGCCAATTGCTCCACCCACTCTGTGCTTGTGGAACATGTCCACCATGTCTATATCCTTTTACCATAGATGAATCATTGAGGGGCTCATATCCAAGATCATCATATAACGTTCCAGGAGCATAAGTGTTTTGGATCTCTCCTCCATCTTCATACATTACAAAATTAGGATGAGGTCCTCTTCCTATCTGTTTCATTTTCCCTGGTCCAAGTTGTTTCACAGTTCTTGCACCTAATTGTTTAGGAGCACCTTGACCTAATCTTTTTGCACCTTCACCTATTTGTTTTGCTGCTCTTTGATAATTTCTTGCTCCTGGAAGTCCTTGGAGATATGGTAAGTATTTAGTGTTTTTCAATAACCCTAATGCTGGGAGTGCTCCTAATGCTTCCATCCCTGCTCTTTTATATTCTCCTTCAGTTGCATAGTCACTTGCATTAGCTGCTGAGTTTACCCAGTATGCAGGATTTATTGCTCCTAAAACTTCATCGTATGCATTCTTATTATTTTTAGAGAACCCTTCTGCAGGAAGTTCACCATACTTACTATAGTGAGCATAACTCTGTAAAGGATTAGCTAACACTTCTCCTGTTCTAGTTATGAAATTATCTTCTTCTGGATCTTGTATATTTCCAAAATCTTTTTTGCCCATCTTTGGTTTACTTGCCATTGCTTGAGCAAATGTTTGTTGTTTACCAACTTGTTTTTTAGCAGAAGGTTTACTTCCACCAGGAGGAGTTAATTTTTCACCTCTTAGTAATCTGTCAGCTAATGCTAAATTATTTTTAGCTGATCCATCTGTATATCCTTTTTTCTTTGCTTCACTCCAAGGTGTACCTGTTGTATCTTCCCATATCTTCCAAACCTCTTTACTTTTAGGTTTTGATATAGCTTTGATAGTTTCAGTTTCTTTAGGAGCCACATATCCTGCTGGTGCTTCTTGTGGACCAAATGCCACTTGATTAGATTTTCTATTTTCAATAGCTGCTTTTTGTCTTGCAGCATTTGGATATTTATTTATTAAGTCTGATTTCTCTTCTGTCACATAACCATTCTGTGCCTTATCTACAAAACCACCATTACGTTTAAGAATATTTGTACCTACACCCATTGTAGGAAATACTTGGTTAGCACTTGTCAATGCATCTTCAGGTCTTACATATTTACGCTCAATAGGTTGAGCTCTTTTTGAAGATTGTTGAGCTTTAAGTTGTACATCACTTATTGCTTTATCTTGTCTTGCTTGCTTCACTGCATCTTTCTCTTGTTCAAATGCATCAAGTCCTTGTACTATTCCACCTATTATTGGAAGTGCTCCTAGAGCACTACTAATTCCACTTGTTTCTTTTGCAGGAGATTGAGGAGTAAATCCTATATCTTCAGGAACACTTCTATCTGTAACACCTGCTGGAAGTTGATTGTTTGTAGCCCATCGTTTTCCAACTTTATTATTTAACGCAAATGGATCTTGTGTTTGAAATGATTGATTAGCAAAGGCTTGCGCATTAGGTGCACTTATTCCTCCTGCTGGAATGTTTGTATTCCCAGGATTGAATCCTGCACCAGGAGTTGATGATATACCATATGGTTGATTATTCTGATACCAATTAGGGGCAGAAAATTGATTACCAAATTGAGCTTTCTCAACAGCATTAGAAGTTTGAGCTTTCTTAAACTCTTTACCATGCACTTTCATAAATGCTTCTTCTGAAGGATACTTTTTATAGAATTCTTTTTCAGATTTAACACCAGCAATTTTTAATATTTGAGCCTTCATATTAATTGTATTTGTTCAACCATCCACCTGGTTGTGGTTTGTTATAGTTTGTAAAGTTAGTTAATTGATCTAACTGTTCAAAAGTTTTTTCATCTTGTTGATTTACACCATTCTTAGCCATTGGAAACTCTGTTACTTTCTTTCCTTTGAACTTATAGTTCTTTCCTGGTTTCATTAGTTTTGTATCACCAGTATCAGATATTCCTAATACATCATAAGGAACTCCTTGCATGGTTATATTGTTAGAACCTATTTCTGTTATCTCTCCAGGATGAGCCCATTGTCCTCTGTCATCTTTAATGATCCCACCTTCAGCAAATGAATCTAACCACCCACCATTCTTCATTCCTTTAGGTTTCCAATCTAGTCCATGTTGGTAATAAGACATTGATCCACCATTTTTGTAGTCATACTCTTTTCCTACTTCTTCATAATACTTTGCCTCTCCTTCTAGGTTTAAAGGATTAGTATATCTTTGACTGTCAAGAACTTTATCAAATAATAAATATTTATTAAGAATTCTTGCTTCTGGAACATCGTTTATTAATTGTATATAGTCTTCTTGATTTTCTAAATCGCTTCTATTATAAAAATTATTCCATACAGCATCAGTGGTCATCATCTGTGGTGGATTTTGCATCTCAGCCCATAGTCTATCATCTGTATCATGAGCTATGTCATAATTATCTCTACCTTCTGAATGCTGAATAGCGTGATAATTTTCATGTGCTAATAACTGATCTTGATGAAGTTTTAAATCTTCTCCTGTTAATTGGTTACCCTCATCATCTTTCCATGTAGTGTAATCAGTCCCTATGTTCATTGTGTTTAACCTAGGATCATAGTAACTTCTATTTACATTAGGATTATCTACTCTCCTTGCAAACATTGGATTTCCATGCATATCTAATTGTTCCCCATCCTGTGCACTAGCCAATGTCTTCTTTGCATATGGACCATTGGAAGGAATACCCTTCGTACGTGCGTATGTGAATCCTACAGCTCCTGGAACAGAACCACCCATTGCAAGATTAGGAGTTACAGTAACAGTATCTTTTATTGTGTTTGCTCTTTCAATTGCTTTAGGGTTCTTGGAGTTTCCATATTTCTTCTTTATAGATGTATTAAATATGTCAGCTTTTCTTTGTGCTCGTTTAATTTGTTCAGGATCACTTGTATTAATATTCATTGCATCATACGCTCCTCCCTCACCTTTCATTCGAGTATTTCTTTGTTTGATGTTCCAAGATTCTTTTTCTCCAGATTCATTTTCTTCATCATCAGATGGTGTAAAGAGATCTGTTATTTTATCAATTATCCAACTGATTGGATCAGTAAATTCTGACTCTTCATCTTCTTCTAGTTCTTCATCTTCTGGTTCTATATTATATATAGGTTTTTTCTTTTTTCTGTATATGGGTCGTATTCTTGAATATTCATCATCGTCACTTGTAGATGATTGTGAAAAATATTTAGGAATAAATCCTGTGTCTGCAGGAACATCTTCTCTAAATAGTTTTATTTCTTCTTTAGGAAGTTCAGCACCAGGAACAGGTTCTTTTTTATCTATTCTTGTATAGTGTGGATTGAATGTATTAAGGTTACGTGCAGAGTTATCCCCATACACTTCATACTGAGAGTTATTTCTTCCTCCCATCATATTACTAAATATATTACCTATACCTGATGTAGGTTGAGGAATGTCACCACCTTGTTGAAATTTTTCTTGAGGAAACATTATAGTTTCTTTTCTTTCAACAGCAGGATGTCTTACAGTTCTTTCCCATTCATCAGCTTCTTGATATGTCTTAAATGGACCACCAAGATGTTCTCCAGTTTTTCTAAACTCTGCTAATGGATCATCTAATGGTTGTCCATATTTAAAGCTAGGGATTAAATAAGCTGGTTCCCCATTCTCTCCTCCTATTGACATAGCTAGTTCAGAACTAGGAGTGTTATATGGAATAACATATCCTTCAGGTAGATTTTCATCTGTAGGTTGTAAGAATTTAAGTTTACCCCCTTTTTGAAACTGTCCCCCCCATGCAGGAGAATAGTTACGTCCTACGTTACTATATCCATCTCCTTCAAATCCTTCAGGAGCAGAAACTTCATAATCATTATAGTTTTCTTCCTCACCATAGTTGTCTAGCCAACCACCATTCTTCATGTTGTTACTATTGTCTCTACCACACTCATGACATATGTACAAATCTTTCTTGCTAGAATCAGACTTGTTCCAACTCCATCCACATGTGCATTTTACTTTACCACTACTCATTATTTGTAAGAGATTACGTGTTTCCAAATTTCCATAACTATTTTATTTATAGCTTATCATAGCAGGAGCTATTATGAATTGACTAACTAAGTGTACTGTTGCAGAGTTATCTAAGATGTGTCTCACCTTAAGTTCTTTTGCTCTAAGGGTAGCTTTCTTAAATGATCTAGATCCATAGTCCATGTTAGATTGATTAATCACCTTATCAATTGAAAGGCTTTCACAAGACGTGTTGAATAATGGAATCTGAGAACTCTTCTGCAATGCCCAGAATGTATTATACTGATAGAAGTTATCACTCTTAGTATAAGTGATAGTTTTACTATTAGTGTTAAAGATAGGATATAAGTTGTATGCTTGTAAGTTATTTATTGGTTTTGCTACAAGTTCTAATAACCCTGAGCTTTGTTGTCCATTATATAGAATAGCTTTGTTGAACCATTTATCGTTTGTTTCAACTTTTGTATTGTAACTAAATACACCATCAGGAATAGGAATGTATTCATATGCCTTGGTGTAATCTTTTACATTCTGTAAGATCTCATCTTGGTATTGATATGTAAAAGGGTATTCGATAATGTATGGTTCTATTTTTCCATAATAGTAGTTATATGTATGTATGTCAGTAAGATGTCTCCATAGACATGCACTAGTAGATTGTGTATATGTTAAAGCTGCATAGTCAGTTCTAGTAATTGATTGTAGAGTGAATGATTTTTTTAATTTACATTTTCCTGTAGATTCAATTGTTATTATGTCAACTACATTATCAACTACATAACTAATTCCTGCCATCAATGATTTTTTGGAAACGTTTGTAGCTATAACATTACCAAACTGATCTGTGATCGTGAATGGTCCAGTCCCTGCTCCAGCAGTTGTTAATCGTATTGTTATAACCTTTGACATATCATTAAGGAATAGTTGTTGTTGTTGTTGTTGTGGGTGTACAATCTCCATCAGATGTACAAGAAGTTATTCCTCCTGTAAGAGTAACTATAGCTTCTCCAGTTGTTTCTCCATCAATAGTATTGAGTTGTGCACATATGTAAATTGTTTCATTAACCAATGTTTGGAATTGTCCCACTCCTAAATAATCTATCCAAGTGAACGTAGCTGATCCATTGCCAGATACAGTGATAGTATAACAGAATGGATTTGGAACAAACACTGTAGTTGTTGTAGTTGTAGTTATATTATTACCATTACTATTAAGTGACTGTGGAACACAACTTGCTACTTGTGTAGCTGATTCAAGAATAAGCCCTGTACCAAATATAGGAATTAATATACCTGACAGTAATTCATCTACAGCATATAAGTTTCCAGAAGTATCTCCTGCAAATATAATACAATTACATTCTGATAATGTTACAAGATCATAAGACGTTCCAACATTTAAATCTATTTCGATCACTGATGTAGGATAGTCATATTGTGTAATGTAATAATCTGATGTAGTTACATCCTGATTGATTATAATAAGTTTAGCTTCTGTTGTATACAACATGTTTCCTATTGCAACTCTATCAGTTTGTAAACTAAACATTATAGTTGCAACTCCTGCAAGTCCTGTAACATCCATTTCTATTACATCTTGAGGAGTTGTTGAATCATCAATTGTAATTAATGTTACATCATCAATTGCCACCATCCCTGATGATGTTGTAAATCCTCCAGGGAAAGTGATGTTTCTATTAAAGATTGCGCTAAATGGAGACAGTGCTATATCCCATTCAATAAATTGTGTATCAATAGACCAGAATTTATTTGCTGTCATAGCTATTCCATATCCACTTACATATCCTGGTACAATTACTTCTGTTATAGGATTATCATCATCATTGAGAACATAAATTTTATCTGCTGCACTAAATAAAAGTCCACAGCATTCTCCTACTGTTGGTGCAATTGTGGTAGTGGTAGTTGTAGTTCCACAATTACAATCTACTAATCTAGCAATGTATCCATCAGTTACATAATATCCATATCCATCAGATAAGCTTTCTAATGTGTAATAATATCCATCAGGAATAAATGTACAACTAGAAAATTGATTATCATAAACAAGTTGTAAAACATCAAGACTAAATGCATAACCATTAATTGTTACAGCACTGATTGATGGATTACCAAGTCTAATGATTGCCATAGCATTACACATATCATTCAAACTTGATGTTGAATCAATTGGCATACCACTACCATATTGATATCCAGCATATAAAGTATATGTAAATAAATTATCAGGTGGTGTACAAGTTGTAGTTGTTGTTGTTGTTGAAACTGTAATTACAACTTCACCAGCCAATTCACAAAACAGTTCTGTAGCTTCACCCACTAAATCACATGATGGAACATATCTTATAGTGGTTGTATAATTTGGTCTAGTTGGAATTGTGGTAGTTGTAGAGGTTGTTGGTTTATTTGTATCACCTACAAATGCAATAAAATTAGAATCAAAATCATCACAACAGCCATTGATTCCTGAATAGAAGAAATTATTTTCACCCATATACCAATTAGGAATATAGCTGTGAAATGAAATCCAACTATTGGTATTCATATTATATGAAATAGTCCAAGACTTATTACAGAAGAATTCAGGATCTGTAAGATAGACCTGTGTTCTTGTTACTACTGGTATTGTATTATCATTATTTGTTGACATAATATTTAAGATATTATTGTAGTAGTAGAAGTTGTTGATGTTGTTGTAGCATCTGGAATATGCTGCACTGTCTCTATATAAAACTCTCTTTTATCAGCATCATATTTCACATCTTTGTCTATAGGAATATAATCAAGTTTTGTAATAATAACTCTATCAAATTTAGAATCATACACTCCATGTAAACCAATTCCTGTGAAATGATTATCTGTATTTACTTCAGGGAAATATCTAAGAATCTCAAATGCTAAATGGTCTGTAAAGAATCTATTCATTCCTGTGCCAAATGCAGAAAGATCTGTAGCTTGATTACTATTAACAAGAAACACTTGTCCACGTTTAGCATCAACAGTAATTTGTCCTTGTGGAATCTTCAACAAGAACTTATTCTGACTTCCTACATATCCAAGATCTGTTTCAGCAAAGTCAATAGGAGGGGATTGTTTAAACAATGTATCGTTTCCTATATATGCTGCTTGTGGATTACTTGTGTTAATTGTAAGCAATGTATTATATAACAATGACTTGTTTTCAAATCTAGCTAAAATAGCTTTATTCTGAATACCATCTAATGCTGTAAGACTTCCATAATTCTGAGGAAAGTCAAACATTGCAGTTGCTCTATACGTCAACCAGTTATTAACTCTGTTATCAGCATTTGTGGTTTGGGGATCTGAGTATATTGCTCTGAATGGATAGTTTGTATAACACAGTTGTTCTGTCCAATCAGGAGGTAAGTGTGTGAAGTAATTCTCTTTATTCTGTTTAGAAAAAGTTGTATTATAATAATATGTATTATCTTGAGAAATTGGAACAAAACTTTCTTGTACCCAATCATCAGGAATACTAGTACTAACATGTGGCCAGAAGTCACCTTCTCTATTATTGAATGCTTGACGCAAATCTAAATTGTAAGAGCTCTCACAATAGAAGTTAGGAACTCCATATGCAAATAAATAAAAATACCCATCATAATAGGTTCTATAAGAACTCTCACTTCCTGTAGGTACTTTAGAAGGATCATTAGGGCAATCAAAATTATGTGCTTTGATTGAAACTATGTTTGTCATTACAACTCCATTATCAAGACTAAAATCTGATAATACAGAACGTGCTGAGTGCCAGTACTTTGGATAGGCTATGTTACCAATCTCATCATAGAATATCTCTGAATCATCAGGAGCTCCCACTCTGTTATCAATAAAGTATGGAAGTTTTGTTTTAAATGCAAATCTAGAAATGAATGTATCACCTCCAAATATAGTGGCAGTTGACACTCCTGTAAATGGAACTGTTTTTTGAAAACCTGTATCAACTGTTTCATAAGAATATATTTGTCCCCATTGGTTATCAAATACATTTTTCATTGAAGCATAATAAGATACTACTGTTACATCATCTTTTTCTTCTGCAGGAGTAATACAACGATCTGAACTAGTAATTGTATATCTTGAATAGTCGCTAATACCAGGAGATCCATTTATGCTAATGCTTGGAACGTCATTAGGAAACAATAAAGGTGGAACAGTAATAGTGGTATTTCTATCTTCTATAGTTTTTATAAATACAGAAGATTCTCTATTAAAATTATTAATATTATGATTATCTCCTACAGATTGTACTCCTGGAATAAGATATTGTGTAATATCAATATTACGTTGTTTAATTGCTAATGCTGGATTATTTTCAATATCTCCATAATAATCATAACTAGCAATTGAATTAAATGAATATGCATAGTTCTTTCTTGTGATACCATTTATATAAATAGTTAAATATGCCTGATATGCTGTAAACGTAGCAGTAAAATTAAAAGGATCAGTCATTCTTGCTATAGCATCAGAACTACGCAATGCATCTTCTTGAGCCTCTTTTGAAATTAGTTTATACTTAGCATTCTTATTAACTGCAACAAAATGTCCAGTACCTGCTCCATACATTACGTTCTCTAACTTAAGAACATTACCTAAGAAAGGTTGTCCAAAAGATGTCTCAGGAGAATTAAACACATGTCTGTATTTTGATGCATCAGTTGTTATAGCAGGAAGTTGAGTTGTTTCACCACACTTAACACTAGATCTTCTAGAACGAGTAAAATCAATAACTCCTCTAGGAGATTCACCAATGGGTGGAATATATTCTTGTCCTACACTACATTTACATGCTATATCATACCATCTATTTCTACATGCAGTACTAACAGTTCCACCTACAGCAACAGTGGCATATAATGCTCTACCACCATCTACTACTATTCCTCCTATAATAACAACAGCTTCAATTCCAAGAAAAGCAAAAGGTAATACTTGTACTACAAGAAGACCTACAAGTACATTGGTTAGATTAAATTCCACAGCACTCCATCCATCTAACCATGGACCTTGTGGATCTAACGCTGTGTTATCAAGTGTATAAGGACTTGACCAGTTTACACGAAAACCTTTACATCCTCTACTTCTTACTTTATATACATCATAGTTTCCAGGACCTATATATGCTTTACCTGTAACAAAAAAAGGTCTACTATTTGAACAAAATTCTTTTATTTCATTCAAATACATTCTTTCTGTAAAAGTTTTATTTGTATTAGGATCTGTATATTCATAAGTTCCATATGGTCTAGGATCAGGATCAGCAGGATTATATAATGAACCACCTGGTTCTGTTTCAGGATCAATTTCTGTACACATAACTACCCAAGGTTCAGCTAATTGTGAATATGCATTATTAGCTGTAAGTAAGAAAGGATCTTCACTAAGATCATTATATGGGTAATTGGGGAAATAAAAAGTTTGTTTTTCTCTTTCGTATAAATTAAGATTTCTAAGAATACCTTTAGCAACAATTGATTTATTTGTTCCTCTGTCTCCTCTTATAATTTTAAATCCAGCAATGTCAGCTTTTTGATCTTCTGTTAAATTTGATTGTTGAATTAATTGCGTAACTTGACTAATATTAATTTTTACACCAATAGGAAATACAGCATCTGATGTTTGCATTTCTACTTTATATTTATTAGCAGTAATTACTGGTGTAGCACTTTCAAATATAGGACTAACAAGAACATCAGGAAACTTATGATGTCTGATAGGTTGATCTGCAAGATCTCCCCATAAAGCATCGTTACATGGGTATTTTTCTTTTGATTCCCAATATGCAAAATCACCATATTCGTGTGGTGTTGCATTTTCTATAGGTAGCCCTGTACCAATTCCAACTACGCTACCTGTATTATATATTTTCCAATAAGGGCTATATCCAACTCCTGTAAGAGGGTCAATGTATTCAGGAGTTCCTATAAAATCAGGACTTGTGTCAGGTACATCTGGAAAAGACTCATTATTATTTCTTTGTCTTCCAGGGATATGAAAACCATCTGTTTGTTTTCCATTCTTTAATAAGAATACAATTTCAAATGCATACACTTCATCACGTAGATAACCACGTAAGTTTGTAGCATTTAATTCATCTGAATAGTTTTCATTAGAAGGAATTCTATATGTCTCCCATTGAAATCTTATTTTACTTGCAATAGATTGGTAGTTAATTCTATCTATAGATGTAAGATTATCCCATACAAGAATATCTTGTACAGATGTAAGATCTTGTGCTATTTCGTAATGAGGAAACTTTTCAAAAATATCAGCTGTAGAAAGTCTAATGTTTGTTTTATTTTGACCACTATATGTAATGCTCATTATTACATTATCAATGAAGTATGTACCTATTAGTTCTACTGATGAAATAGCATTTACTGTTTTAATTACAGCTAAGTTGAAATATTGAAACTGTCCTGTAGCATCAAGATTATTAATTCCAACTACAACTGATTTTCCAACAGGATAGTTAAAGTTAACATCTGTAACACGAGCATTTGCAATAGGTGTAGGATTTGTAACTGAATAATATGATGTGTAAGGATTACTTGATGCATCACAATATTGAATTGCAAACTGCACTGTACCTGCAGTTAGGTCCCCCCCTGTTATAACATCTACAATAGTTAATTCAGGAATAGAAAAATTAGGTTGTAATTTTAATTGATTACAATCTATTTGGCTTGTATAATTAGGATCACAAAAAGTAGAACTTTGTGCTAATGTATATGGAATTTTAAGAGGGTCAAGATCCAAATATCTTCTAGGATTGAATCCATCTGTCCAATATATCTCTGTACTACAGTTAGTTATCTTGTGTACAATTTTGTGTATAGGATAATCAATGTCAAAATTAAGACAAGGTGCACTAATAAACACATGATAGTTACAATCATTATTGTCCATGTATCCAATCTCTGACTCACCTGTTGAAGGATTAGTAAGAAAGAATATATGTTTATTTTTTTCTTGAATAAGATGTGTACCAATCAATATGTAATTAGCAGGAAAAAACTCAGCATTGTTATTAAAGCATGGTTCATTTCCTGGTTCATTCTGATAGTTTACAGAGTTAGCATCAAAGTTCTCAAGAGAAGCATTCAATGCATAAGTAAGCATTCCTTTAGGAACTTGACTAACAGTGTTATCTAAGTTCATTCCTATAGATGCTACATTATACTCTTGGTTAACATCACTTTGATCACCACTGAGTAGTTTCTTAATTTTTTCAAGTTTATCGTCTGCCATGAGTATTAATTATTACGTCTTCTACCATATCTATTAGTACGATTTGGTAACTCGTACATATTAAACCTGTTTAAATCTTTTATGATTCGTCTTTGTTTAGTGTAAGCATCTTGTTTTTTGATTTCGATGTTTGCCATAATGAAAGCCTCGTCATGAAGTTGTTTGTAATAAACAAGTTTTTGTTGAAGTTGGTTAAAAGTTTCGTCGTTAGTTTGGTTTGCAAGTGTTTCGAACACTTTATATTTAATGAATGCTTCTATGAACTCTCTAATACGATAGTTGTCAGGCATCATTTGATTTCCTGCATTATCATATTCTGTAGAGTAGAATACTAAGTGTACCACTCCATTTCTAAAGTTAGTGACAAACTTATTATCTCTGATGTCAAATGAGTCAGCAGCTGATGAACCAAAGTTTGCACAATCTAAAGAACAGTTTGCTCTAACAGAAATGTTTCCTGGTTTCAATAAGTATTGTCTATGATATTCTACAGCAACTTGTTGATTTGTTTTATATACAGCTTGAACTAATGTTGGCATGCACGTAGGACATCCTGTGGTGCATTCTAAGTTAGTGCAAGGTTGTCCATTAGATGTAACAGGACTTATTTGTATTGTTGTCTCTGAAGCAGCTTGTGAGTAAAATGAGTTAGCTGTCTGATATGGATATCCAGGAATAGATGTACACAACCAAGCTTCTCTAACAGCATGAAAGTTATCAGGAAGTCTAGCTTCAAAGTCTTCTATATGTAGAAGTTGTTGAGCTATTACATAACTAGATTGTCCAAGTTTCTTTAGACATTTATCTAAGTAGGTTGGAAATAACAAATCGTCTACAGCTCCTGTATCAAAGTAAGATTTTAATTCTTCTTTCACAAGTGCGTAGACTGGCTCTGGGCTAACAAAATTATATTTGTAATAGTAACTCATTTTTGTAAGTGTTTATGTTATCCACTCTCTATATATGTGCTGATATTTATCATCAGCCTTTATGTAGTGAGATAGTAATCTTGATGTTGTTCTAGAAGGTTTAAAGTACCAAAGATCAGAATGTTTGAATCTAGCATTTTGTTTGAACCAGTGCCAACCAAAAAAGAATCCTTCTGTGTGATAGTTGAAGTTATAAATAACTTTTCCTTTCTCTCTAGTTTTCTGCCAGTCAATGGGAAGATTAATATATTCCTTTCCATCAACACCTTTCATTTTTCTTCTCTTCTTTTTCTTTATTGAGAACTCTCCAAAACCAAAAGGAAGTTTAATCTTCTCTCCAGTTTCTAATATGTATTGTTTGAATGCTTCGTTGAATGTATAAATGACACTTCTCCATTCATCAAAAGATAACAATATGTTGGGATACTTTTCACAAAACTCCCTATAGTTATCTTTACTCGAACTTCTCCAATCAACCTTTGTTCTCATTAACTAGTTGGCTTTGAATTTGGGGCTTGTCCATCTACACCATCTTGACTTATATCTGTTTTGATACTAAAGTATGTAGATAATAACTTCTGCGAAGTTAATTGTAACACTTGTTGTTCTAAATATCCTGGACAAGCAAACTTTTTATCTAATGGATTAATACAATACTCTTCTTCAGAATATTCTTTTCCACATCCACATTCTGGATATAATATCTCATTGTCTACATCTTCTTCAAATAATGCTACAAATCGAATGGCTTGTAAGTTTGGATTGTTTACATACAAATATCCATTAGATATCCAGAAGTATTCTTGATTCTTTATAACAGGAAGTTTCAATAGATTTATATATCTATTAACAGAAATTTCTTTTAACTTCTTTCCTTGACCACTCAATGCATTAATAGAATAAACTCCTTGTATTACATATTGGTAATTACCTTCTGATATACGTGGAATCTTATGTTTACTTCTTGCAATTGTACATTCATCTACAAAGTCACAACATTCAGAGATTGGCACTTGGCACATCTCTAAACAAGGAATGGTTGTAAATAAAGTATCTGTAGCCCAAAGCTTTCTGAGATTTGTTTCTCTCTTGATGAGCAATAAAGAATTGTTTCTGATCTCAGAAGCAATAGCTCTATCAGTGATTAAGCTGTCTGTAGAAAGCAGCTTATGTGTTGATCTTACGTCTGAAACTAATTTTCTTAATGTTGACATATTTATATTCGAGTTTCAAACTCTGCTATTTTTCCTAGTTTATTATCATAAACTAAAGCAAGAGCTGCACGTACTGAATGTACGTAGTTATTATCTAAGTGCCATCTGTCTGTTCCAGACAAGCTAGGCATTTGTTGTATTCTTACACCTTTGACTTCTTTAGCCATATAGTGATGCTTATCTCCTGTGTGCACTTCTCTATATTTAGCATTACCAAATGCTTGACTATATTTAGGATGTGTGGCAAATAATAGTGGAAGGTCTTCTAACTTACAATTACCATGATGCCATCCAATAAATGTATCTCCTAACGTCTTACCTTTTACAACACTATGTTCTCTATCAAACTTAACATCAAGTTCACGTTTGAAATACACTTCTAATGCATGTGCTAAATAGAAGGATTTAGTCCTGTCGTGATTTCCTTGAACAAGTATTACATCAACATTACTTGAATAAAATCTCAACATGTTTATTGTGTCTACAAGTATTGAGAATCCTAACTCATATTCAGAACTATAATCTAATATAGTGTCTTGTGGAGTTCCTTGTGTAGTTTGGTTTTGGTAATTGTCTGTATGGAAAAAGTCATTCGAAATAGGAAACACTATAGTGTTTATGTTATATACAGATGCAACTTTTTTAATCAAAGATTGAGCCACATTAAAATATCTGTAAGCTCTTTCAACAGGATTGTTATCCTCGTCTACATGTCGTTTAGCTAAGTGATAATCAGAGATTGACACCTCAATGTCAACATAATCTTTCTCTTTGCTATGATCAACAGGAGTAATTGTAATGTTGTTTGGTTTGTAGTTTTCTAAAAACTTGGCAAAGTCTTCAGGGTTGTAATCTTTTGGTCCTTTTCGTTTAGAAAAAACTGAAGATGTAAACTTACCATTTGGTAAAAGCTTAGACCAGTAGTTGGTAATTATATATTTATCAAGATCTATCTTATGTAATGCTGCAAGTTCAAGATCGTCTTTGGGTTCATGATCGCATATTACTACGCTTTCTAATGTTCCTCTTTCAACATCAACCTTGATTGTTTTATCTGATAGTAGTTTAGGTCTTTTGTCATGACTTAACTGTAAAAGAAGTTGATCTACTTCATATACAGAAATTCCTAAAGACTTTGCATAGTAACTCTTGCTTTTTTTCCAGCGAAGCATATCCTTCAACTGATTCAGTAATTGTTGATTGTCAAGCATATACGTTCTAATTTAATTAAAAATATGGTAAAGATAAATAATAGTTTTTACAATATGCAAATATTTTTAATTACGCAAGAAATTCTTTATAATTAAAAAAGTTATTAAACAAAAACTCCCCAAGAAAAATCTTGAGGAGAAGTCTTGTAAAACCAACAAAACAAGACTTTTTGTATATTAAGGTATTGTAGTTGTAGTTGTAGTTGTTGAACAATCTACAGTTATGTCTTTAGCTTTTAAATTTCCTAATGAATCTCTAATAACCATCCAATAAGTTCCTGGTGTAGATCCTATTCCTATTGCAAATGCTCCTGATGGTGGTCCAACCCAAGATGTATTAGCTAATGCAGCTGCCTCACTTGTAAAATAATTATTTCCTGATTCATAAGGTGCTGATCCTCCAGTGTAAGCACTCATGCTAAGTGTTGCATTTATTCCAGCACAACTAGATGTTAATACAAAATCAAGTGGTGCTGTAGTAGTTGTTGTAGTTGTACAATTAGTAGTTATACTATTAACAGCAACGTTTCCTGCTGAATCTATGATTGCTACCCAGAATGTATTATTAGGTTCACTAGTACCATAACTAATAGACTCAATTGAAAATGCTGACCAACTTGTATTTGCAAGAGCAGAAGCTTCATCATAGAAGAATGTAGTTGCTGGGTAATAACCTGGCGCACCTCCAGTGATTGTGTCTGCTGTAATTTGAATTACTGTTTCACCATCACATTCGTAACTTAATAAAAACTCTAATGGTAATGTTGTAGTGGTTGTTGTAGTTACAGGATATAATTCTAAATCAATATAATTAGTACACAAAAAATTACTAGACATAACTCTAATAATTGTTGTTGGGTCAGGAACCAATGATGAAGAATATCCTGCTAATAAATCTATTTTAGCAACTCCCACTTCAAATGCTGATAAAAATCCATCTACATCTGAGTATAGGTTAAATGGACCTGAGTCAGATCCTGCTGTTGTTAATGTTATTAATACTGTCATTTTATTATTGGTTTAAATTAATCTTTTACTAATCGAACAGACATTCCATATTTTACAGTTCCATCACTTCCATATGCAAGAGCACTACTATTATAGTTTAATGAATGATAATAAATATATGGTGGAAAGAACACTGTACTTGTCCAAAAGAATGCACGAAGTGTAAGTCCAAGAAATGTTCCATCTGGAAAACGTTCCCCACCTGGGAGACCAGTAAAACCAGTACTATTAATTGCTCCTACATTAGGACTAGCCCAATGAGATATTCCAATTTCTTTCAATTTTCCTCCAGCAGTAGCACCTAAACAAGTTTCTAATTGATCAAATTCAGCTTCAGTTGGTATATGATATCCTATAGGAGGTAATCCTCTTGGATCTGTTACAGCATACCAGTTATATAATTTTCCATAAATAGCTTCATTAGCAGGGTCATTGTTGTAATAGCACCAAGCACCTGTAGTAAGTGCAGCCCATGCAACAGGATCACTTACTTCTGGAATAGGATCACCATTTCTATATGTAGTTACATCCAAATTTCTAGTTGTCCAACGTTGTTCACAAATCAATACTGTTGGTAATTCTGTAGTAGTAGTTGTTGTAGTGGTACTTGTACTTGTACTTGTAGTAGTTGATGTACTAGTTGTGCTAGTTGTACTAGTTGTGCTAGTTGAAGTAGAACTAGTAGTAGTAGTTGTTGTTGGTGTTGCTGTAGTAGTAGTCGTTGTTGTTGGACAAGGACATTCAGTAGTTGTAGTAGTTGTAGTAGAACTACTAGTTGTAGTAGTTGTAGGACAACAGACATTTAAACTGTCTGTTATACTACAAATACGTTCTTCTATTTTTACAAGAGCTTCAGTGAGATCTTCTGATGTTTGGATATTTGTACACAATAGATCTAGTCCAATATATGTTACTAAATCAGATTTAGTAATTTGTGTTGAACAAGAACCAGTGTCTATACAATTAAGAATACTCATAAGTTTAGCTTTAAAATATTAACAAGAGAAAGTAGTGAAAACTTGTCCAGAACCATTAATTCTAATACAATTGCCTACTGAGAAATTTTTATAATACACTGATACTCCTCCTCCATTAAATGTAGTAGTTAGTGTTGGATCAGTGTATACAACAGTCCCAAAAACTATTGTAGGAACACTTGTATACACTGTTATTGCTGCAACTGTTTCAAGACAAGCTAATATATTGTTTGTTTCTCCTGCAGAAAGTCCATGACTAAAATTTACAACAGTTGTAGTGGTTGTTGTAGTTGGTGGAAACAATGTTGTACTTGTAGTTGTGGTTGTAGGCGCACAATTAAATTCACCAGCAATTTCACCACTATTAAGAATAGCAAAAGATATACCACTTGTAGATTCTTGATACCATCTTGCAGCTCCTATGAAAGGAGTGGTCAATGCCATGTCTGTGTACAAGAAAGATCCTAAATTAAGAGTTGCATCGTCTGAATATAAAACTATTGGGAACGTTATTTGAGCACATGCTAATGTTCCTGAGATTGCAGCGTTAGAGAAAAAATATCTAAAACTTGTAGGAACAGGAGTTGTCGTTGTCGTAGTGGTAGGTGGAACTAATGTAGTGGTGGTAGTAGTTGAACCACATGGTCCAAGATAATTTTTTATATATGCATTATCTAAAACTAATGTATTAGGAATAATACATCCTGTAGGAACAGTGACACCACTAGGAGCAACTTCACCAACTCTATTTCCAGAACAATCAATTGCATCCCAAGATCCTACAGGAGAAAGTCCTTGTATTTCAAATGCTTCACAACTAACTTCTTCACAAGGTGCATCAGAAACAACTTCTAAATTAGCACCAAGTAATAATGAACCTTCTGTAATACATCCAGTTTCCATTGTTCCAGGGAAAGGAATTGTTCCACTCACTGCAATGTTTGAATTACAAGCAAATGCTTCCCATTCATTACTTGCTCCACCAGCACCTGTACTTTGTAATAAATAAGATACACATGCTAATGGAGTAGCTGTTGTAGTGGTAGTGGTTGTAGGACACACTTCAGCAATACAAGCTCCTCCAGTTGTTACTATTACTAATTCACTAGCTGCTATACCACCACTTCCACAAAATTGTAATACATCATTTGCAGAAATAAAATCTTCAACAAACTCTCCAATACAATCATTATATCCAATAAGAATATCTATTGCACTACTGCTTGTATTATTAAATGTAATACAATTACAAGCTATTGTTGTAGTGGTTGTAGTTGTAGGTTGACACATTGCATCATTTGTACAAGCAACAGTTCCTCCAGTTATAGAAATACCTCCACCTCCACCACAAGAACTTGCAATAGAATCTTCGTCAGCACAAATGTTTATTGTAGCATTTGTAAGGTTTTGTGATTGAGGATCACCATTTGCATCAGTCCAATAAACAGTACATCTATTTACAGCTGTAACTTCATAACAAAATGGATTTACTGGAACAGCAGTTGTAGTGGTAGTTGTAATGTTTGAACAACAATCTTGTGTATCTATAACATTAATTGAACCAATTTCTATGATTGGATAGTTATTATCAATACAAGCAAATTGTACAGTGCTAGATGCAGTGTCTGTAATTGGCTCTAATGTATTACATTCTACATATGTAATTGTACCAGGATCGAATCTTGGTCCAACATATCCATATGTAGTACAAGGACAAATTGTTGTAGAACTTGTAGTAGTGGTAGTTGTAATATTTGTACAACATACATCTAGTATATCAAATATATTACAAACTGCATTATCAATTTTCTGGAGAGCAACAGTGAGCGTGTCACAAGGTTCAATCCCTGTACAAGCTAAAGGTTCTCCAATATATCTTACGTTATCTGATCCAACGTTTGTTGTTGATTCATTAGAACTCTCACAAGAGTCACACCCACATGGGTTTTGAGGTAAATATGGCCACATAATTAAGTTGGTATATACATTATATAATAACAAGGGTAAACTGGTTGGATATTTGAATGAGGTAGATTACCACCTGTGTAAGCATTATTTATTGTAGTATTTACTGTTATATTAGCAAGTTGTGGATCTGTATCATATTTTGCAAAGAAAGCAAAGTCACTAGCATAATTTAATCCATAAGGTCCACCAAACATAACTACACCTCCTGTCAAACCATGTGTATGTGGTGTTTGTTCCAATGCTGTAAAAACAGTATTATTATGTGCATGACTAGGTAATTGAAATTCATTAAGTGTTATAAAATTAACACCATGACTATTATCATTTATTACATAATTAGGATTAAATGATGGATTTACTGCAGGATCTACTTCTGGATCCAATTGACCACCACCCATATCTGTTATTGCACAAACAGCAACTCTACCTCGTTTATCAGGAGTGTTATTGTTTCCATTACATAAATTAATATCTTTCCATGCTCCAATACCTGCACCAGTAGCATCGAACTTACCAATTAAATCACCATAGAACTCTAATGCTACAAATGGAATCATTTTAGCATTTACTAAATCGCTTGTACTACTATTAATGTATGCAGCAATGTAGTTATTGATTTGATCAATTCTAATATAATTTGTAGAAACATCTAATGCTAATATAGCAAGGTCAGCTTCTACTTCACAAAGTTTATTTATTACAGCTTGTACAATAGTATGTGTATCTGCATTTGGAGAAAGTACTAAACAGTCACTATCATAAGGTGCATTTAATACTGCAAGCTCTGCTACAATAGCGTCTATTTGTTCTTGAAGATTACATGTAGCTTTTATAATTGCTGACAATACATCATTCAAGTTAAATCCATTACATTCTACACACGTAGGAATATACTGTCTAACTACATCACATATTATATCTGGATCAATAATAGGTTTTATACCTGATCCATCAAGAAAAGGTGTAACAAATGAAATGATTGCATTCTCAACAGTGAGAAGAGTGTCACCATTGTGAATACCTAATAGAGGTACATCGACCCCTGTATATCTAACGCATTGATCAGAAACAATCTCAGCGCAACCATTATAACAATTTGTGCAAGACATATTAATAAAATTAAGGTATATATATTATATAATTACAAGCAATTACAGGTTGTATATTTGAATGAGGAAGCCCATTTCCTGTATTCTGAGCAGTTGCAGTTACTGCAGTGGTAGTAGCTGATGTTGGTCCTACTGTTGCTGGAAGAGAAGATGATGAAAATCTATAACTACCTGTATCAGAATAATCTACATATGATGTTATAGGATTGATAGGATTTGCAGGATATGATAATGTTCCTCCTTGTACTGCAGCTACAAAATGACTATGTGGAGGATTTATTACATCTATAATATGTGTATGCGTAGGCATTTGTGTAACACCAAGTGTTATACTGTTACTTCCATATATAGTATTTATTGTATACGCAGGATTAAATCCACCTGTTCCCATATTAGGAACAACATCTGGATCCATTGGTCCTCCTGGAACATTTGTTGTAACTCCAACAAGAACTCTTCCTCGTATATCTGGTACTTGTGAATTACTACTAGATCCAACACATAAATAAATATCAATCCAATCACCTATGCCTGCGCCTGTAGGATCAAACATTGATAAGTCTGTAGCAAAAAATGGAACAGCTACATAGGGAATCATTTTATTCTTAACTAAATTTGAACCAGGTGGGACGTAATTTGCGACAACTGCATCAACCTGTGCTTTAGTATAATAGTTTGTAGCAAGATCAAGAGCTAATGCTCCAAGGTTAACTTCTAGCTCACAAATTTTATCAATTGCAGCTTGAAGTATGTCATGTGTACCAGACGATGCTGTTACACTATCAAGACAATCTATATTATAATCAGCATTTAAAGCTTCAAATTCTGCAACAAGATCATCTATTTGTTCTTGTAATAAACATGCTGCTTTAATAATTGCTGTTAAGACTTCATTTAATGTGAATCCTGTACACTGTGTACATGTTGGAAGAAACTGTTTAACTACATTACAAATAATGCTCTCATCAACTATAGGTTTAATTCCTTCTCCTGTTAATACAGGAACAAGAAATGTTGTAATTGCATTCTCTACAGCCAAAAGACTATCACCATGACTAATGCCTAATGCAGGAACATCTTCTCCTGTGTATCTAATACATTGATCTGAATTAGTTTCAGTACACCCATTAAAGCAATTTGTACAAGACATCTTATTTGAATTTTAAAAGTTTAATTTTACTAGCAATCATATTCACAGAATACTGACTAGCATAACTTGGATTATGATATTTGTATGTAAGGATTCTTTTATAGTTTAAAAGATCAAACATAACACTTCCTGCAAAAGATTGGTTAAGCATGAATACAACATTGTTGTATAAGCTATTAGCCATATCTGCAATTTTACAATCAATCTCTGCAATCAGAGAAGGAATGTTTGCACACTCTGGACAATTGGTTAGTCTAGGTGATAACATAATTATTATTTTTTAGGTTGGGGTTTAGGAGGAGCACTTTGACATTTTCCACATAACCCATTCTTTAGTTGGCATCCACAGCCCACACTAGCCCCACAATTTCCACAAGCAGCCATATTAATAAAAGTTTATTGCATAATTATTTCCAGAACAACCACAATTGTTTTTGTTAAAATTATTTAACATAATGGATGCCTGATTATATAGTTTGTTTGATTCGACAATTGCACAGTTGTTTGCTGCTGCAATTGCTCCTTGTATGAAGAAATATATTGAGCTTAATTCCACTTTTGATTGTGTTCTAATTGCTCTATCACATTCCATCATTTCAAGTTTCATGAATGCTTCATCAAATCTTTCTTGTAATCTATCAACACGAATAATTGTTTTCTCTACAAAGTTTTCATATGCTGGAGCTACAGAGTATTTTAAATGATAAACTCCATCAGGAAGAGGTTGGTTTACACCTGATGCAGTAATGCCTAAACTTGATGATGTAAAGATATTAAAATTATTTACATCAAACGCAAGAATTGCAGTATCAAATCCAGGAATATTTATTTCAATTGTTGGAGATGTGACAACAGGAGGATCTGTAGGATATGTAGACGCATCTATCACCCCAAGAGTTAATGTGTTATATGTAGGAACTACTAAGAAATCTAACTTTAATGTTGGCATAATTTTTAATTTTAATAAAAAAAGGGAAGAGAAAGTTAAAACCTTCCTTCCCCTTTTTAATTAGTTATTAGTTCTTACTATTATACTTATGGAGCAGTAGTAGTAGTAGTCGTTGTTGTTGGTGGTGTTGCTGTAGTAGTAGATGTTGTAGTAAGACATACTCCTGAATCATCGTATGCTTCACCAAGAGCATCTTCTAACGCATCTTGAATATCGCTACCAATACCTGAACCAGTTGCAACTGCAAGGATCACCATTGAATCTTCATGAATATAATCACCCCATTGATAAGCAGACTTGTCTAGCTCATTAAATTTGATGTAGAAAGTATCATAAGTTGTACCATCAACAACCCAAGACTCAAAGTTACCATTGTAACCAGCCATTCTGTATAAGTGTTTCAAGTAACCTGCTTGGTAGCTGTAGAAGTTTTTCTCTAATTGAGCAATTTCTGCAGATGTACCTCTAGCATAGTTAGATGTTTGTGTAACAACAGCTTCAGCAACAATGTTACAATTATCAGCTACGATAAAGTCAGCTGTAGTTGCAGGACCATTGTATACAAAAGTTCTGAAATACATTCTGTCATATTCAAATGGGAACGCAGCAACGTCACATGGTTGACCATATTTAGTTAATGGTTTTCCTGTAATACGTAAAATTGTACCACCTACATTTGCAAATGTAAAGAATGTGTTGAAGCTAATGTTATCAGGGTTGATACCAGGAGCTTGTGCTTCTAATTTTACAATGAATTGATCAATCAAAGCATCAACATCAACAGTGTCACAAGGATCACCACCACAATCACAACAAGGTGCTTGTACAGTTACTGAACGAGTGAAACCATTGAAGTACAATGTGTCAATGTAAGAAGAGTGAGCACGTAATGTTAAAGTTACAACGTCACCACATTTTACATTCCATTGATCAACATCAGTGATTTGGTTAATAGGAGTAGGACATCCAGTCACTTTGTACCATTCAGTTACATTTGAGTTACATCCACCAAATCCACCACCACATCCTGCAATTTTATCAGAACGTTTTGTTCCTTGCAAATACGTGTTTGTTCTACCTTGGGCAATGTAAAAATACTTAAAAGAACTAGGGGTTGCAGTAGCTTCATAGTTGCTACCAAAAATACCTACTTCACCAGCTGCTAAGTCTTGTGTAGGGCTACCATTTACAGGCAATGAGCTCTGAAAACCTGGTACTACAAAGACAGTAGTTAAAGAAAAATCTGCCATTTTATTTATTTATTAAGTTAAAAATTTATTCGTTTGTTTGTATTCTATATTGTGCATTTTGAACTGCACTTTGATTCTCTGTATACATTGCTAGATTCTCAACTGTTAAATCTAACAATTCATCTTCTAGATACATTTCAAGTTCACAGTCTTGATCAAATGATGGTTGACCATCAAACATAATGAATCCTGTTTTATTTATGTAAACTGGATATCTCATGTACATTATATTTATAGTATTAGGAGTGAACGTCCCATCTGTAAATACACTTATATCATCAGAGGATAAAAGATTAAATGTTTCTTGATATTCAAAACTTGGTTTGTAATGATCGTTGTTCATAATAAACTGAAGATCCCCATGTTTTGCAAGATCTCTGTTAATCCAGATCTTTCTGTTTTTACATCTTCCTTTATCAGCTAACACATATGAATCTACATAGAACATATATTGTGGTTCTAATTGATGTATGTTAGCTTTCCACTGATGTATTTCTTTATCTGATTCTACAAGCTCTAATGGTTGATGATTATAATCCATCACTAAACTTTGTAGATCTTCGTAACGTTTTTTAAATGAGTCTAAACCCATTTGACTCACAGTACTAATGTTGTCAATCTTTTGCTTTATCAACTTGATCTGAGCCTCATTCAGAGCTAAGATTTTATCTTCAAGTTGAATCTGTTGGTGCTCATTAGTTGATAGCTTATTCAATCTTTGGTCAATCTTGTATAATAGACTATCTACTGGTATCATGTTTTATATTTTTAAAAACTAACCTCTTAAATAGAAGCTAGTTTTTTAGTTTTTAATTTCTGCTCAAGAGTGATTAAATCATCTTGGTTATCATCATCAATTAAGAATTTAATTAATGACTCTTCATCAACTGCAATTTCATACTCTCCTTCATAAACTCTACCATTTGGTTTCACTCTGTAGATAGAATGTGATGTTGCTTGTTTAACTAAATCTTTAATATGTAACAAGTTTTCTTTCATGTCAGCAAACCTACTAAACACTTCTACAGGATTTAATCCTTGGAATGTACCAGATTTAAACTCTGCTTGTTTAAGAACGTTATCTACTTGGTTGTAAACAACTTCTTCTTTAGTGTCTTCTGTAACTGGAAGTCCTAAAAGTCTTGCAACTTTACGTTTCTTCTCAGGAGTCATAGAATCAAATTTCACAATTGCTTTGTTGATCAATTGTTTTTTCTTGAATATAATTGTATTTTCAATTTCATCATCAACAACATAAAACTGTGTTTCTGCAGGATATTCTCCTCTTTCCCAAGATTGATAAGAACTTGCAATGGTTGGATGTACTCTTAACCATGAAAATGCTAATTCTTGAAAAGGAACCATAAGATCATAATAGTTATCACCATCTAATAGTTTCACAGGTTGTACATGTGTTTGATCATCTGTAGATGTTGATAATCCATAGTTCCAAAACTTAGAACGAGGACCAAGATCAATGTCACCTAATGCAGCTTCTAATTTTTGACGAAGTTTTGTAACACGTTCTATTTCTAGTTCACGTTCTGTTTCATCAGCAATTCTTCTAATATAAGAAGCATTTGGATCTAATCCTGTTCTATACTGTCCATCTAACTCTTTGTAAGGATATTTAAATACTCCTGTTCCAGGAATACGTGTCATACCTTTTCGTGATAGTTCACTTTGCATTGTTTGCAACTGTGCGCTATTTGAATAGTCTCTTTTTATTGTAGAGATTTTGCCTAACTTGCCCATAATGTAGTTTAATTAAAATTGGTTTATACTTTGCAGAATGTACCCATCGAAGGATAATGCGACATAAGTCCATCATTCTGTTTGAAAAGTTTTCCCCCCAAGGTGGGAGAGAGTGGGGGATAGGGGGGAATTCTTTTCGATTTACGACTTACTCTGGGACGCTGTTCTGAATGGGTAGCGTAGTAAGTACTGTTATTTTTATTAGAATTGTGGGATTTCTTCGATCAACACAGTTCTTGATAAGTCTTCGATGAATACATCGCAACGATCTTTCATCCAGATTTCGTATCCTGGGAATTTGTTAGCAGAGCTCATACCTTGAGATTTAGCAAAACCTAAGTGGTGACGAGTTCCATCAATATAACCCCAAGTCATAGAAGGCGCACCTTTCATACGTACCTCACGAATGTTGTTTACCATTGAACCATCAGACATTGGAGAAACATCAAACACCATAAATACTGGAGTGCTCTTTTTGTTTTGTCCAAACTCTAAGTTAGATTGTGGTAAATCTAATTCTTTCAAGTGAATCAATTCAACACGACCAGTCTCACGAGTTACCATTGCATCAAATGCAAAGTTGTAAGTGATGTGTTGTCCTTCTCCTTGCATGTATCTGTTTCCAGAGTCAGCCATGAAAGTTAATCCTGAGTTTAATGCATCAGTTTTCAAAGCTTGTTGGAATACGTCGAATCCAGCTTCGTTAGTGTACATTTTAACTCGTCTATCTTTAACGTCCACACGTCTGTAGAATAAATCTCCAAATACTGAACGAATCAAGTTAGCAGAGAATTCACCTCTGTTATATTGTACTAAGTTACCATTGTTACGCATTCTGTGGTAAACACCTGCAGATGTACGTTTCAAGTTTTGTTGTGAACCACCAGATTTAACTGTACCTGGTTTAGCCCAGATCATACGTTTAACTTTTAATTCCAACATAGATTTACGCATCCAGAACTCAACAAATGGCTCCCATTTAACATCATTACGAGTTAAAGGTAATTGGTTACGTCTTTGTGGAGCATATACTAAAATATCAAGAGGCTTACCAGAAGCATCAACCATCATTTTATCATCAGCCCATTCAGTGATTTTGTGCTCATATCCATATGCAGAACCTAAAGATTCGAACATTGTGATTTGCTCACCTAAACGAGGCAATCCTAATAAGTCTTGGTCAAACTCACCAATAGCAGCATCAACCAATTCTAACTCAACACCAACTTGTAAGAAAGTAGAGTTTACAAAATCAATTGTTGGATTGTCAGTTACTAAGTTGAAACTGTACAAGTAACCCATGTTCCATGGAATAGGATCTTTGATTACATAGAAACGAGGACCATACTGACGTGAACCTACAGAAACGATAGCGTTTTTAGAGAACTCATTAGTATCTAATACTAAAGTAAATTCTTGTCCATCAATCCCTGGTTTGTTATTCTCTACTGTAGAAGTAGGAATATCAATGATTTTTGGGAACTTGTAAGGAACAGCAATTTGCCATTTCCAAGCATCACTATTATTATCAATGTAATAAGGTGTGCTTTTGTTGATCATGTCTAAGAAGTCATTGCTGTACAATGAACTCTGAGTGTACAAGCTGATGATTTTTTTATCATAGTCAGCTGGTTCAGTGGAGTGAAAAGACTCCAAGTGGTTAGAGTCTGTAAGTTTACCTACAGCACGCTTGTCCATAGAGGCTACTCTAGCGTAAGTAAAACCAGTTAACCCTGGGATAGTTTGAATACTCATTTTGTTATACTTTTTGTTGTTATTAAATTACTTTATTATAGGTTAGTGAACCACGAATTAGGATTAGTTTTTGAACCACTACCAGTTGACGTTTTTGTTTTTGTCACCTGTCTTGCAACTTCTCCAAACAACTCGTTAGATTTTTTACTAACACCTGTTCTTTGTATAGTTGATAATGTTGGATCTTTTTCTAAGATTTTAAGAAGCAAACCAACTTTAACTTTCATGGCATGATTCTCAGGTCTTTTAAGATCTAAAATGGTTCTGTCAAAATCTGAAAGTGTTTCTCCAGATGCTGTCTTCCATTTATCAACTAATAAGAAGTCTTGTAGTTCTGTTGCTAATTTTGGGTTTAATGGAATACCATCAAACTCTTTTGATTTTAATTTTTCTCCAAGGATACCTTGAACATTTTGTATATATTGATTTCTAATTTGAGCTTTTTGTTTTAACTCTTGTTCAGCCTTAGCTTCCATTTGTCCCAACTTCTGTGCTTCTTTTTTAACCAATACTTTATGATGCTTTGTTGCTACGCTCTCAAGATCACCATAATTTTGAAGTCTTTCAACTTCTGAATCAATGTCATCAGCGTCAAATCCTTGATCAGCCAATGCTTGTTTCATTATTCTTATTTGGTTTGATTCTTCTGAGAGATCCATCTCAGCAAAATTAACCACCTGGTTATATGTACCAAAGTATTCTTTAGGATTAACTCCTTTTACAAATATGGCATCAAAAGCTTCTTGATAATCTTCTCCAAATTGTGAAATGAAATTTTGAACCATTTCAGTAGCTCCTTTTTTCTTTTCAGTTTCAAATCTTTCTAAGAATTGTTCTGGTGTTGTAATAGGTTCTTCTTCGTCATCTTCATCTTTATTAAAAACTCCTAACTTGAATAAGTCATTTGCTAGTGCAGAGAATTGAGTACCTTGTGGATCCTCATCTTCTTCATCAGATGTATCAGTTGGTGCATTTTTTGCAACAGGTGCAGGTGGTGTATCGTCATCTTCATCTTCTTCATCAGTGTTGTCACCTAAGAAGTTTGAAATAAGAGATTGTCCTTTTTCTTTATCATCAGCATCATCATCAACTGGTGATATCTCTTTACCTTTTGGTACTGCTGGTTTAGCAGGAGGTGTAGCAGGTTCAGCGTCTTTAATGATTGGTGTGACATCTTCAGGGTTGGAAGTAGAAGTTTCAGGAGAAAACAAATCATTTAGTAATTCCTGATTTCCCATACCCATCTCCATAGTATCTTGGATACTAAAATTACCCATAGACAGGTTGTCTGTATTATCAGCCATAATGTAGTTGTGTTTAATATTTGGTTTATATTACGTGTAAAACTAATTTAACAATATTTAATTTCAAAGGATTAGTTGCCAATATGCTATAATTTTTGTCGTAATATAGCATTAATGTCTAATCCTCTTTAAGGTTTATTACTTTTTTTTGTTATTTCTGCCCTTTGCATTCTCTTTTGCAACAGCAAGATCGTTTGCCATATTCTCTCTAGCCACTTGTAACTTTTCTCTTTCTATAGACATTTTATCAGAGGCTTGTTTATTTTTCAATTGAATGTCAGCCATTGTGCTAGCATATTCTTTACCAGCTTTATCTTGTTCTTGTGTAAGTTTACTCATCTCTAATACATCAGGAATTGTATTCTGATTAGTGTCTTCACTTTCTACTTTACCAAATCCTGTAGCTTGAATGATAGCAATTTTCTCTCTAGATAATCTATCAAGTTCTTTTTGATAGTCGTCATTAGCTTGTTTTTCTTGTTGTAATTGAGCAGCTTGTTGTAGTGTAGCTTGAGATTGCTGCTGTTGTTGTTCAAGTTTTTGTTGCTCAAGTTGTTGTGCTTGTTGTTGTTGAGCCATTTGTTGATCTCTAAGATCTTTGAAGGTTTTCTTCATCTCTCTCATAGACTTAGTGCTGTACAATTCAATAACATCATATAATGAACCACCATTCTGCATCAAAGGTTGTGCCAATTGTCTAAGTTCATTAAACATTTGTGTATCTTCAGGACGATTCGTTGGGAACACTTTTAAGTCTCTGAATTTTAAATCTGTACCATTCACTTGTATAAACGCAGATTCTCCCTCAGATGTAATATATGAAAGCGTAGACTGAGGTTTAGAACTCTCTACATATAATGCAGCATCAATGATTGCTTGATAGAGTTGTCCCATTACATATTCGTGTGCAATAAATAAAGGTTCTGTTTGAGAATAACTTTGTTGTATTGCAGTGTTTGTACCTGTAGCAGTTTCAGATGCTGCAACAGATCCCATACGTTGTTTAGACATACCAATAAGTTCCCAGCATTCCACTTTCATTTGTTGTGCAAGAGTGTAACGAGATTGTATCTCCTGCGTACGTGTAAGGTCGAGAGCTGTAAATTGGTTGAATGAACTAGGAGCTTTTAAGTTCTCTGGAGAGTCATCAATAAATACAACCCCTCTGTTACGTGCTTCCATTTCCCATATGTCAAGAGCATCTTGTGCATCTCCATCTTTAGGAATAGGAATGTGACGTAATGACATAAGTTGAACCTTACCAACTTCTTTCTCAAGAAGTTTGTATAATTGGTTCATACATACATTGTATATAACTTGAAAAGGTTTCATAAGATCTACAAGAGATCTTGCCTCTGTATTCTTCACCTCATATGTTGTTCCTATAATAGGACAATAATTTATTAACTTAAATGGTTTAATGTGATAGATGTCTGGACCAATCTTAGTTCCTTGATACCATTGATTAATCCATCCCCATTCTAATGATTGTTGTGTAGGCATGGATCCAGACTTATAACTTTCATCTACAAGCATTGATTGCTCATTACCCATATCATCAACATAAATAAGCTTACCTATTTTCTTTTTAGAAATCCAATAACTACGTACAACAACATACTTATAACCAAAACTACTAACGTTTGACGTTAGCCCTAAAAAGTCTTTAAGTCCATCATTGTTCTCTTTCATCTCAGACTCAATCATCATTCTTGTTTGTAACACAAGAGGATCATATGTATCGTAAACTACAGAATCGATACCTTCAGGAGCATTAGGATTCCCAAGATTAGACTCTCTAACGTTGATAAGTCCATAGTCTTGTAGTGACGAGCGTAAGTGGTCAATTTCCTCTTTCGTAAGATCTGGTATAGCTTCAATGATCTCTGATAGCTCCATAACCTGTACTGTGCCAGCAGCATAAGCACCCTGAGCTCTGCCTGTGGGATCAGAAATCCACTTTCTATCAGGAGTAGTGAGAAACCAAGTGTTCTTTGGGTTAGCAACTTCGATGTTGAAACCAAGTTTTGAGTTGTCTTCATATATGTGATAAAATTCTCTTGCTGATATTAGAAGATCTCTAAATGCATCTTCTGATTTTTCTTTTAAATTAAACTCTGCTTTTTGACATGTAAGAATATGATTAGCCCATTTTTCTGCAACAGATGTATAAGAATCTAACGAGTCTTTAACTTCTTCCATTGTCATTTGTTGAACTTCTTCATCAGAAATTTCTTGACCTTGCATTGCAGCCTTTTCGTAAATTCCTTTTTTAACTTTATTTATTATGTACTCTTGAAGAATATCTGTTTTGAATTGTAATTCTTCAGCTTGGCTGTCATCATCAAATGCCTTAACTCTGTAAGTATCAGGACGTTTGCTTATTTCTCCAACCAATTCATTTACAGGAGTGGTGACAATAGAATAGTGTTTTACATATGCAGGAAGTTGAAGATCAGCTTCTAACATGTCTGTAAAACTTTTCACATGTGGTTCTTGATAGAAGTCTTCCATTCTCAGAATACCTTTCATAAGATCATAGTTCTTTACAAAGGTGTCCCTGTTCTTCACATATTCAGCATATGCTTTGTTAGCAAAATAGTCCATTGTATTTTTAATCCAACTTTCATCTTGCTTTTCTTTTTCAGTTTTGAACTGATCTGGAAAGATGTTTAAATACGCATAGCGTATTGTAGCATCTTTGGTATATCTAATTATTGCCATTATGTAAACAATTTACGTTTTTTATTATTAAACATTCCACTAGATTCTGCAAACAAAGAGTTTTTCTTCTTTGTTTTATATAGTGATGTAATTCTTCCATCTTCTTTCCCACCAGTTCTTCCCATGATAGGATCTAACTTCATGGCTAATGCCACAGCTAATTCTGCAGCAATGATTCTATCAAAGTTACCATCCTCATTATACTGTATCATTTCTTCAAGGAGCACAGGATCAAATATCTTTGACATACCTTTTGTTTCAGAGATAATATTTCCATCATCATCTTTCTCTACGTGTATTGCCTCTTCTGTATATTTCTTAAGACATCCATGTAGGAAGTCTCGTATTTTCTCAGCAGATCTATGTATACCATAGTCACGTCTAACTGTTGTATTGGGAACTATTTCTTTTAACCAGTCTGGTTGACGTTCTAAATAATGCGCATCTCCTTTGGAAATCATATAATCTATAAAGGAAATCTCATCATTCTCACATAGAGCTCTAGCATTATAATACTTAATCAATAGTCGTGCCTGTTCTTCCCATGTTTCTTTTTTGTCAGGACGTGCACAATAACTAGCTACAAACATATCCTGGTATTTCTCTCCAGCTATGGCATGCATACGTTTATATATGTACACAGATCCTAACGATGTAGAATATGCAGACTTACCTTGTCTGTAGGGGTCAATCCCTGCAACATAAAGTCCATATGGGGGAGTGTCTACAGGAAACTCATATATAACTACAGGAGCATCTTTCTGATCTGAATTCTTTAATGGAAAATTTGTAATTGGTAGTCTATCTGAAAACTCATGTTTTACACCTTGTCCATCATCATATAATACAACAGGAGTTCCTGTTCTTTCTTGATTTAATAGTCTGGTTTTTTGACGTTTAGCTGATTCAATGTCAAAGATGTTTGTGTCTTCGTTCAGGAATATATCATCTACCTCTTGTGGATAATACATCTTCTCCTTTAAATAAGCAATTCTATCTCCTGCTTTTTTAAGCTTCTCGAGATTGTCATTTGTAATCTTTGTGGCTAACTCTTCATTAGACACCATCATCTTCACTTCATGTAAAGAAGATCCTTCTGGTTTTTCTAAGAATGCACCAAGAGAGCTTTCCTCTTTGGCTTCCATTCTGTATTTGTGTGAGATGAAAAGTCCATGTACACGCTTATCATCTTTTGCATTATTATACGTAAGAAAATTAAAATTGTCTACGTCAAACATTAAGCTCTTCGCATCCATAAACATCTTCATGTCCCCACCTGTACCTGTCAAAATAGGACTACAACCCCAACCAAATGGTGTTGTAAATCCAGGTGTAGCAGCTTGAAGTCCTCGTAAGAAACTTCCTTTACCTATCTCGTCAATGATTAGTCTACGAGGTTTTGTACCTGCAATAGCTTCCTCATTATTACCACCATCTAAGTTACGAATAAGGATCTGAGAAAATGGGATTCTTTCTCCTGCTCTAGTTTTAATTCCAAGTGTCACTTGGTTCTTCCAATTGTCTTCTACCCTCTGCCATCTCCATGCTTCTGGTAAGAAGTTTAATCCCTTGTCAATCTTATCTGTAATAAGCTTGATATCAGGAGCATTTAGTCCTGCAATAATGTTCTGTGAGTTCTCATCAAACGTAGCACCTTGTCCTATGTAACTTGCCTCAATAACAGACTTAGCAAAACGTCTAATACCTAGTATAACTAAACCTTTCTTTTCTTTATGTGCTCTGTCAATTTCATTTGTAACTAACCACTCATTATCTCTAAGAAGAGGGTTAGCATATTTCTGATTAATACGTCCATATTCATCTATAATATCCACCTCTGTGTGCCAGATGTTTAGATGCCAATATAGAAAGGGATTGATGTACTGTCCATCCATCATACAGCCATTCATACTTAACTCCTTGTGGAAGTTGAAGAATGCTTTGTATTCATCAGACGTTTTATCTGGAATACGTTTCTGATTGATGAACCAATCCTTATAATCTATACTATGTAGTTTCATTTATCGTCTTCCTTTTAAGAAGTCTTCAGCCATAGAGCCAAGTTCTTGACCACCTCGTGTCTCCACTTTCTTGGCCTCTTCTTTCTCACGTAGCTTGTCTACAACTTCGAGCAAAGCTAAGTAATTTTTCATTGTCTCCTGAATAAATTTTCCTTGGCTCTCAATGCTCGCAATAACCATTGGCATTGCTCCACCAGCTTTGGTTTCTTTCCACTTGATTCTATCCTCTAATGTGTGCATAGGATTTGCATCAACGTATTGTTTCCAACTTGAGAGTTGTTGCTCTGCCCAATCAAGCTCTGTATTAATGTATGTAGTTTTCTTTAACGCTGCCATAATTTAGTTTTTGTTATTCCTCCTCGTCAAGAATATGGTTTAAATCGAGGCCCTCTTGTATTATCTGTTCCAAATCTTCGCAATATGGAACTCCTGATTCAAGCTCTATAATGTAATCATTTAATATATTGTAGAACTCCTTATTAGAAAGGTTCTCTATGCAATGCCCATCCATCGCTGTAGCAATGTGTTTCCCTAATGACTGTAAAGGAAAAAGTTTATCAAGCTTTGATAAAGCTTTTAAACTCTGGTTATAAAAACTAGCAGCCATTATATTAAATTGTTAATGTCATCGTCTGACAGTTTAATTTTTGCTCTTGGAGAATCTTCCTCGTCATCATCATCTTCAGCATCATAATAATCTTCTTGAACAGCTATTTTAATTGTGTCCTGTTTTTCTTCTTCATCAACCTGTGCAGAAAGATCAATAAAGTTTGCTCCTTCCTCATATAATATAACAAGGAGATTAATGAACATCTCTAGAGGAATCTTTGTAACTTTAAAATCTTTGTTTGCTTCCATGGCTTATGTATTTTTTTCTATGGCTGTCCATTTCTTTAAAGGACATTCACAAGAGAGACATTTTGTTTTTGCTGCTAATGTACATCCACAATCTGTACAATGTACATCTGGTCTAACAGATTTGTGTTTTGTAGAAATGTGCTCACAATTGTTACACACTATCATCCTTGAATCACTCACCTGTTGAATCAATTCTTTTTCTTTTTCTGAAGGAAGAAGATTATTCTTCCATCCCTCGATTATTTGTGCTAGGCTCATTTAGTTTTGGTTTTAAAGCTTTGACATTATTATTAACAGACTCTAGTCTCATTTCTGCGTTTCTTCTTTCTACATCTGTTAGCTCTGAAGATAACATCTTAGAATAATAGCTAACCTGCTCTGTGTATTTCTGCATTTGTTTAACTCCACGTTTCTCATTAAACACAAACTTTCCAAATCCAGAAATCTCAATTGAATTGTTTGTAGCTGTAGCTGCATTGGCAGAATCAAATTGATGTGAAATAATTGTATCAATCGTCTTCTCAGAAACCATCTTGTCACACACCTTATTAATAGCAATCTTCTTAACAAGAAATTCCTTAATAGACATACTAGGAGGTTTGTTTGTCATCATGCTTCAATGTTATTGCAAGGAATACATCCTTATTAAAATCTAACACTATAACAGGATTAACCTTCACCATGTTCTTCTCCTTAACAAACACTCCAACCTTTTTCAACTTACTAATTATGTTGTTAATCGTAGGGTTTGTTGTATTGTGCTTTGTACAAAATTCTTCCCTTACATTGGCATTCGTAATATTACCTCTCACAGCTGTAAAAGCAATCAACTGTATTTCTCTCGTAGTTAAATTTAAAGAATTAACATCTGAAAGAATAGAATAATACTTCTCAGCAAGAGCTATATCATCCTGTACATTTCTTTTTAACTTCTGAACTATCATTATATTATTTGGTTTATTAAGAACAAAGATATACAAAAATCTTTATACACAACAAAATATTATATACACCCCACCCACCCACCAAAGGTAAAAACTTTTTTCGTTATAAAAACGCTGTAAAAGAAAAAAAAACTTTTTTCCCAAAATTTTGATACCCATCGTGTATGTGCTGGAGTAGACCCATCCCAACAAAAACCCCACCTATAATTTGCGTGGTTGGGGTAGTCCCCATTTGACAAAACACGCACAAATCAAAATCAAAACGTTATGGCAAAAGTAATTGACATTACAGGTAAAAAAGGTTCATTAGTATTCTTAGATCAAAACCTTATGGGTGAGAAAAGAATTATGGTTAAACTTAGAAATGACAAAGGTGAAGTTGTTAAAGAAGCATTCTGCTCAACAACTGTTACCCAAGAGTTACGTTCAGGAAGACGTCCTAAAGATGGACTGATGAACTTAAACATTGAGCTTAATGAAGCAGGTCGTTGGATTATCCAAAGAGATCGTAGTAATGAAATCGTGGTTAATGTTGCAGACTTAACTATCGAAGAAGCTGTTGTTCAAACTGTTTCAACCTTTGAAGAAGCAATGGGGTACTAACCCATTGTTTCTTATATATATGTATTATAAACATCC